TAAGGCTTTACCACTTTGTAGTGCTTGGAATACACGAAACGTCTTGGTTTCTGGATTGATAAACTTCATTTGTGTTACCTTTCTAAATAGTTCACTGCTTTTACACAGCGTAGGACTAGTATAGCATGCTGTTGCACAATGCGCAACACAGTTTGATCCAGCATTTAGCCATAAATAATGAAAAAGGCTGAATCCACCTATGACACAGTATGTAATCAACATCGGCGCACTACCCAATGACGGCACAGGCGATCCGTTAAGAACCGCTTTCAACGAAACCAACCTGAACTTTGACCAGGTTTTTGCCGCTGGTCCGGTGCTGAGCAATGTCAGGATAGCCAACAACACCATATTGACCACTAACACCAATGGAAACTTGGTCTTGGCTCCTAACGGCGTTGGTGTTGTGCAAAGCAACGTAAGCATAGTCCCGAACCTTGCAAACATTAGAAATCTTGGATCCGCAAATCGACGCTGGAGTAGCTTGTATGTGCAGTATGCCAACATTTCTGGAAACTTGGATCTTGCCGGCACATTCAGTGTGGGTGATTTGACTGTGACCGGAAACTTGACTGTGACCGGCAATACCATACAGATTGGCAACTTGGTCACTGATGCCAAGACCATACAGCTGGCCAACACTGCGGCTTCGGCCAACGCGGCCAATGGATCTGGTATCACAGTGGGTGCCAATGACAACATAGCAACATTCTTGTTTTCTAGCACAGCCAATGCTTGGACTACCAATATTGGCATTTCGGCAGTAGGCAACATATCAGGTAACTATATTCTGGGCAACGCGGCCTTCATGACCGGTTTGCCTGCAACCTATGCCAACGCCAACGTAGTAGCCTACGGCGAATCGGGCTGGGCTGGTAATATCATTCCCAGTGGCAATGCTGTTTACAGTTTAGGCAATGCCACAAATCAATGGAACGATTTGTATGTGAGCAATGCCACTATTTTTATGAACAATGTGCCCATCAGTTTGGGTGCTGGCAATGTGCTCACAGTCAACGGCAATGCTGTGCTACAAAACGATTCTAATAGCACAATTACCACCACAGGAAATATAACAGCCAATACTTTTTTTACAACAGCCAATCTAAAAATAGGAATTAACCCAGACATAGTAGTAGCCGGTGATCACAGTGAAATCAAGGCATTTGGATCTGCAGACAGTTTGCAGATTGGTTGGGAAGAGACTGCTCCAGGCATAACCGACGTTGCCTACATACAGTTCAATGATTATTATGGTGGTATAGGATTTATCACGGGTAATACTCAAACTGCTCTACATGGAATGTTACTTGATGAGGTCGGTAATCTTTCTATCTCTGGTCCAGGATTCCAAGCAAACATCATATCAGCAGATAACATAGGTCTTTGGGCCGGTAACGCGGTCACTATTACTTCAAACCGTTTGGGTCTCGCAAATACCTGGACCTTTGACACAACTGGTAATTTAACTGCTCCGGGCAACATCAATGCCACGGGCAACGTTTCTGGTGCTTACATCAAAGGCAATGGCAGTGGATTGACCAACTTACCAGCCCCTGTAGTCACACAAGATATCACCTCCAACGGTGCCATGAGTATAATGACCTATGATGGCGTTATAAAATATGTAAACTATGCCACAGTTGAACCCTCCAGTGGCAACATCGCTGCTGGAAATATCAGTACCACGGGCAACGTCACTGGCAACTATTTTATCGGTAACGGAAGTCAGCTAACTGGTATTTCAAGTGCCAACACAGGCAATGTCACATTCAATGACGTCAACATCATTGGCACAGGTAATCTAAACCTGCAACCAAATAGTAGCAGTAGTGAATATTTAAATATTTATTTGACTGGAAGCGCGGATATACACGTGGCAGCTGGTGGCAGCGGTGGCAATGTAATTTTGGGCACAGATGAAGAAGCCAATATTGCTGTTTTACAGGGAGGCAATGTGGCCATACAGGCCGGCAATGTCAGTGGAACCAAAACTTGGACATTTGATACTGCTGGTAATTTGACCTTGCCAATGGATAGTGTTGTTTATGAAACCAACATTCCAGACGGCGCACTTAGTGGTAGTGCTATTGCTTTGAAACCAGCAGGTGGAACTACTGCCAATCAACAGTTATTAATATATCCAACAGCAAATGACGGTGATCACATTCACTTGACAAGTGGTAACTTGTATGCAACCGAGTTGTTCTTAGGCGACGACAACTTGTATGTCAAGTTGGCCAATACCGGTAATGTTGTTGTCAACAGCAACGACGATACAGGCAACACAGCACAGTGGATCTTTGGCACAGATGGCAGATTGATCAATCTAGAAGGGTTGACCTTAACAGCCGGCGGACAATTTAATATTTGTACCATACTCACTGGCGGCAGTGGATATGATACTGGAAGTGCTTTGAAGGCAACCACTGGCGGTTCAGGCACAGGAATGACTGTGGGCATAGGCTATGGATTGAGTAACCAATTAACAAATGCCGATGTAGTAGATCCAGGCACAGGATACGTCGATGGTGATGTTATTACTGTGTCTGGAGGCACCGGTGGCACATTTGTTATCACCCAATACAATGATCAGGCCAATCAAGGCAACAACAACTTTATTGAATCCAACTGGACCTTTGGTGCCGCCGGCAACCTGACCCTGCCTGGTAATATTATTGCAATAAACTATGCCAACGGTAACCGAGTAACCGGCGGCGTCACATTCGATGGCGAAGCAGTGATCGGCACCGGCACCAGCAACACACAGAGTGGACTGTATCTTGCACCGGATCCTGTGTCCCTAACAAATGATTTATACCTGCGAGTGCGGGGCAATATCATTGACGAACCCACACACATACATTTTGACACCGGCAACAATCAATACTTCAATCAGTTCATCGGCGATGACAACAAATATATACAACTGGCCAACACCGGCAACATCGTAATCAACAGCAATGATGCGGCTGGTAACTCAGCACAGTGGATATTTAATACCGCTGGCACATTAACATTGCCCGGTGGCAGTCGAATTAGACCCCTAGGCGCCAACCTTGATATATTTGCCGGTACTGGTAGTTATGTAAACTTGATAACGTCTGATGAGAGCTCTAGCGTAGGCGTCGACAACACTGGTGGTTATATTACCACTGCTGGTGGAACCTGGGACTTTGGTACTACTGGTAATTTAACGGCTCCTGGTAACATTAGTGCTGTGGGCAACGTCACTGCTGGTAACATATCAGCTGGGTCAGGCACTATAACTGGCGGAAATGTCAATGGTGCAAATTTCAATGGCAATGTAGCATTTGGCACTGGTACAGTAGGAGGTTCTGGCAACATCACCGGTGGTAATTTAATTACTACAGGATCGGGCGGTGCCATCACCATGACTGGTGGCAACATCACTGGTGTTGGTAATATTTCAGCTGGTAATATCAGTGCCACAGGCAATGTTACAGCCGCTAATTTCTTTGGCAATGGTAATACCTTATCTAATGTTGCTACAACATTTGAAAGCACCTGGACTGTGCCCGTAGGCAACAGCACCCAGAATTTCACTGTGACTGCTAACAACACCTACCTCATGTGGGTGGATTGCAATATCCCCAATGGTATCTTGGTGTGGAACGCCACGGCTACTGTTACCAATACCAATGTGCCTGTGGTGGGTTATCAGTATGCTTGGGTCTACAACGGCGGCGGCACACCCATTGACTTTACCAGTATACCCGATCAGTTTATAGGCACTGCCAATGCCATAGTTCGTAGCAATGTGGCTCCCAGTGCAACTACCAACAGATTTGACTTTGGCATCAACAACACCAGCGGCAACGCTGTAACTATTCGTTATGGTTGGGCGCAAATAAGTTGAACGGAATACTAATATGGCCATAACAATTGGACCCGGAATCACTGTTGGAGCTGGCGTGTCCATTACGCCAACTTCGTCAATAGTAACTGATGGGCTGGTATTGTATTATGATTTTAGCGATCCTGCCAGTTACCCAGGAACAGGCACTGCCGTAACTGACTTGTCCACTGCCGCCAACAACGGAACTGTGGTCAACGACTATGGCGCTATATCCTATGTTGCTGATGGCCAGACCAGTTATTTCAACTGGTCCACCGATGTAGGTGGCAGTGGATCAAACTCATTTGGTGGCAGTATCCACACCGCAACGACCAACGTGTATCAAGATTTTACCATGGTTTTCCAACCCGACTTCACTGTGAGCGGATTTGCAGGACTATTTGGTATTCCAGGTGACAAGAGTTTACGATTTTATAACGCTGGCTGGCAAGCACCCAATCCCGGCAACGACGATGATTGGGCCGCTGGGTCCGGTGGTGCAACGACCTTCTATGTAAATGGAACAGTGAGCAATCAAGCAGTGGCCGGATGGAATGTCATGGGCGGTGCAACAACCAACCCTGCTTTCTCTGGGCCCACACAATTATATGTTGGTACCAGTGGCTTTGAGGATCGTAACATGCAAGGTAAGATTGCTGTGGTGTTGATGTATGATCGAACACTCACAGCAGAAGAACAACTGCAAAACTTCAACTATTTTAAGTCACGCTTCGGTCTTTAATTTCACTATGTGTTTGCACTCGCCCTTTTGCCATTTTGCGGCAGGACAGGTGCATGACCATGCTCCGGCATCGTCGGTGACAGTGTAAACATTTCGGCCACTGCCCACAACTCGGTATTCTCGACCACGCACAGGTTCAGCAGTTTCTTCCACACCAAAGTTCCAGACATTTTTTACCTCTCGGAACTTGCGACCACGGGTGTGAAATCTGTATGGTGAGCGCATGGTCTGTACCACACCGTCGCTCTCACGAACATAGCCATACATCTTGTCTCGGCTGTCGTTCAAAAAGTAAACGTGATTTGGGACAGCGAAGTCGCTGTCCCATTGTGTGATCTCTTGAAAGGCCTTCATTACCGGCTCAAGTTCATTACACGACCTTGGAACTCGTTGAAGCTGACTCTCCAAGGCACAAACATCTCAATACCAACACGACCCTTGTCTTCACTATCTGACCATGAATCGCGGGTGACGCGGATCTTGTATGCTTGATAACCTTGCTCGGTGCTGTGAGCATCAATCACTTCGCCTTCGATGAAGCAGTCTTCACGACCCACCATGGGCTTGAAGTCATATGCACGGATCGTATCACCTTCAACTATTGTAAGTCCAACCATTTTCTGCTCCTTATTAATCACTATACATACATTATAACCGAAATGGTGTTTTCGGTCAACCTGGCAAAATACAGTATTTTTAGGTGGCGTAAGTCATTGATTTCTAAGGATTTTTTAGGCGCTGTAAGTCATTGATTTTTAAAGACTTTTTTCCTTGTGTTTACAAGGGTTGCAAGTCCGAAATTTTAAATTCCAGGCAGTTTTCTGGGTATTCATACTCACTCGCATCATCAATAATGACAGCACGGTTGCCAATGATTTCCATGACTTGACCTGAAATAGTCTTGTCTTTGGTTGTTACAAAATCACTGATATTGATTCTCATACGAGTTCCTCTTCGATGTAAACTGTGAATGCCCGGGCGTCGGCCTTGTGAGTGTCGCGTTGGCGTCCATGCGGGCCACGATAGCGTATGCGGAACCTGTAGCCCAGTCGGTGCAGACCCGTTCTCACGGTTTCCACATGATCAATGGGCACCATGCGCAGGTCTGGATATTCGCGCACCACTGAATAAAGCGGTGCATTTCCAGAAATAAATGATTCTACCGGCAGATCTTTCATGCCACTTCCAACAAGTTGGCTGGCACATTGTAACGACCTTTGGGTGTATCCACCAGGACGTATTTCTGCTTGATGCGGTTTACAGTGCCTGCGATGTAAAAATTCTGTTTGGGATGGTAGAATTTCACGCTTGCTCCTGGAGCCAGTTGACGTTTGACTTCGCGACCAACTTGAGCTCGGGCATGTTTGAGAGCCTGTGCCACACGCTCAATGTCATCGTTGGTCAAGGTGCCGCTCATGAGTTCTGCCACTATTTGATTAACTGACATTTTCTGTCTCCTGTTCAATGCTGTCGATTTCAAAATTGTCACCGTCATAGGCCGGACCGGTGTCGTAGTCGCCGATGTCAATTTTGTTTTGCGCCGCTTCTAAGCTGTCAGCTTCTACCACAAACTCGTAGAACACAGTTTCGCTGGCCAGTACTCGAAATTTTGCCATCATGTTCTCCTTAGTTGGCTTCGTAAGCGATTCTAACACGCTCGTTGAACTCGGCACGCAAACGGGCCGCTTCTTTACGACTGATGGGTTGGTCAGCCTCCACCGCCAAGAAATAGGCCTCAACTGGATCAGACTTGGAGACCTTGACTTTTACAGTAGGAACCTTTTTGGGTTTGGAAAATGGGTTTTCGTCTTTGGCATGCTTCACAAAGAACGCCACACACTCAGGATTCTTGCCCATGTAATCCATGGCCAAGAGTTCTTTGGCAGCCGCACCTTTGGTGGTCACGGGTTTAATGCTGACCATGTAAACCGATTCGCCAAATGCTTCTAGTTGGAAAATGCGTTTTTCATCGGTGGCAGTACGGAATTTCCATGTGCCATCTTTCAAAATGCTGTAACCTGCGTATTGTATCTGTTTGCTCATACCAGCTCCTTTTTGTTTACTATAGAACTAGTATAGCAAATCGGGTATTTTCGGTCAACCTAGCAAAATCAACGGGTTAGTGCGCACTAACTTATAAGCCAGCCTTGTGCTGTGGTCTGATGCAACCATTGATAAAAAGGGCGGTCAAAGGTCAGTGTCCACTTACCATTGAAACCCAGATAACTGGTAGGGTCGGTGTTGCCGTGATCGTTGTCGTACACAGCCAGATAGTCAAATCTGGGCACAAGATCTATACCGTCTATCTGTAACTGTTTGATGATCACGGCAGTTTCATGCTCTGTGGAGTATGTTTTATTTCGAAGTTCAATTTCGATAGTGAAAGGTTTCAACAGATCCGTGCTGATATCAAATACAACAGATTGGAAAAGTTTTCCGCCGCCATACACACCGGCAATGATCACCGACACTTCGGGATTGCCCACGGGTTCCAGTTCCATGTGGCAGTGCAACCGCCGATCAATAGCCTGCAGATCTGAATAGGTCTTCATACTGGGGTAGATAATTTAAAATACAGTTGCCTCGACTGCTTTCTAGTTGCTTGATAAATTTCACGAGATCTGGCAATCTATGGCTTTCATCCGCGGCTGATTCGAGATAGTTCAGATAACTTTCAGCGTCTTGAATGACCTGCTGTTTGGCCAAATTTGGGTTACGAGTGTTTATGATTTGGTCCACTTGGCTCAGATTTTTGTCAGCGATCCAGGCACGAAACTGATCTATCACTGGCCGTCTGTATTCTTGAGGTAACACGCTGATTCTCATAAATTCTGGACTGTTTAAGAAATTACAAGTTTCAACACTGATGTCATGGTGCCAGGCAAATTCATGCACAGTCAAAAGTTCATGCACAGTCAGACAGGTTGGAGTGGTGCGCAATTGCACCAGCCATTTTTTTTGCCTTGCGGTGGCCAACCATTGATCAAGAGTTTTCATAGTCTGATCAAATTTAGAAGGCCACCGCACATAGTCGTTGAGATGAGTCATACATTCTATGCTCACGCCAAGATTCACACAGTCAAATTCACCAAATAAATCTATCACACTGTGGTCCCAGACCGTTAGGTTGGTGGTAAAACCAATGGTGATCTGGGGAGCTGTGCCTGCCTGGATCAAGGCCAGCAAAATTTTTTTGAAACCCGGAGTAATCAAAGTTTCACCACCAATAAAATGCAGATATCTAACGTTGGGACTGCATGTTAGATTATCAACAAATTGATCTAACAAGGCCGGATCATCACACCAGCTACGTGGAGGCGTTTTATCTATCAGTCCAAGTCGTAAAAATTCTGTGGCCAAAGTGCTGGAACTTTCTGGTCTGCAAAACACACAACCACCATTGCAGTAATTGCCAAGATCTATTTGCCAATCCACTGGCATGCGTGTGGTTTGTCCTTGATTCTGGTCACTGTAATCAAAATCATGCCTGATCCCAGAACTGGCCAGACTTTTTTCAAAATATTGTTGTTGCACACCTATTTTCAGCAGCTGACGCTGGCGACCACTGGTTTTTTTGTTTTTTTCCATCAAAGCACAATCATTACACATGTCTGGTTGGATTCCTTGCAATAGGCTAGTTCGCAACGGTGCCATTGTTTTTTGAAAAAATTGTTGAACGGGCATTTGCTGTATGTTATGGGATTGATTGTGACGGCTGACTGAATGAGATTTGGTCATCCATCTGCAGGGCTCGTAGGTTCCTGAATTGTTGATACGCATGTGTATCCAGGGACTGGGGCAGAATGTGTCTTTGAATGGCATGAAGTTAGATAAACCTTGTTGTTTTGATAAGTATAACATAGTAATTATGAAAACACAATGAGAGACCTTATAAACCTAATTAATAACCTATCAGAAAGCCGCGGACTCAGCGGCAGAAAACCTGGCGCCATTTACAAAAGAGGGGATGGCCCAGACGATCAAATTGTTTTCCAAAATCTAACATTTTATCCCAAAGTTGGACAATATGCTACCAAAGAGGAAACCCAAGCAGCCTTTGACGCGGTTCAAAAACAACTGGGACATCCTATTGAAATGGTCAATCAGCCCAGCAACAGCAATCGAGCATTTGCTGTGGCTACATTTGATACTGCTGTGGGCACACGCTATTTGGTCAAGTTTGCTCGAGACATCAAGGCTGTTCATGACGCAAATAAATTCTTTCAGACTGACGATATTCCAGGAGGCTTTAGCCAAGCTGATGCTCGCGGTAGCAAAGAAAATGTAGGCTACAAGCCCAGCCAAGTTTTGAAACAATTTAAAAGCCAGACTCCTGCCTCGATCATGGCACAGATCCAAGAACGGTTTGGAGCAGATTCAGATGAATATCGTGCCGCAGAAATCATAACCAGTGCATCAGCATTTCCTGTAAGTGTGCCAGCAGGCAACATGGACTTTGCTGGTTTCCGTGATTACTTTTGTGAAATGCTACAGCCTATTGTGCTGATACAAGGACAACCAGTGAGCGGCAATGCCGCTGAGGCTGCTAAAAAATTCCTAGATGGCACCTACAGTGATTGCGTTGTGAGTTTTGACGACAAGCCAGGAGGCAAACTCTATGACAGTTTGCTGATCAACCCAGCAGGTAAACAAATCAAATTAAGCAGCAAAGGTGGTGTTGGTGCCATGGCCAGCAGCGTGAACTTGATGCGTAGTGTGCAGGAACTTGAAGCCGCAGGCATGACCCAGTTCCGCGAAAATTATGCCGAGGCCATTGGTATATTAGAGATCATTGACAAAGGTAACCACGACAGTGGTCCATTGGATCTAGCCGTTGATCTAGGAATAATTTCTGCCGCAGAGATACCGCAGGTCATGAGTTTGAAATCATCAGCCGGTGACCCAAACTTTGATATTGATAAAACAGATCTAAGCAAAAATCTCAAACAGATTTACAAAGATCGTACCGCAGAAAATCCCAGTAAAGTTGTTCCGTTGAATCACTTGGTCAGCAGTATTGCCTACAAGGTCTGCAACGAAATCAACATGAACACCAACTTCTCAGAAGCAGCCGCGGATATATTAAATCACTCGGCCTTTGTGCAGATGTATACCGAAGCCAAGAAAAGCAAAGATCAATTCGTGATCAATGGATTCAATACCATATGGCCCAGCAAATTGTTTACCCAGGTCACATTGGAAGCACAAAAAAGTTATAGTTCCACCTCCAGTTCTGGTGGTAAGTTGGTGTTCAACATTAACAAACAGCCTAAAGAAGTGCCCAACGTAGAAAAGTCAGCTACTACAGATGCACCAGGGCCAAGTCAGGCCGGTGAGTTGGTTGATTATATTCCGCCAAGATCAGCTGTGACTGCCAGAGCCGGGGGTGTAGAGAAGAAATACGGAAATAAACAGACTTTGGGAAGAGATCGTCAGCGTTGATTATTTTTCAAATCGCTGATAAAATCGCAGATGTTGAGCTCCAGAGCTTCTTCTGCACTAAGATAGATATCACTGGGCGGTAACAATTTTTCCAAGATAGTGTCAGTGTCCAGACCCGTGGCTGACCGATAGTGTTCCAACATTCTTGCTTGTATGAGATTGTGCTCTTTGGCTATGGCAAACAGTTCATGATGCTTGCCTTCGTGGCTGTTGCTATACTGATGACTCAGGATACTGGTGTTGGGCGTGAGTATTTTACGGCCAGCATGTCCGGCCAAGAATATCATGAGTCCGGCACTGGCTATCACACCTAAGCCTACGGTCTTGATTGGAATGCTTGACGCTTTCATCACATCGATCAAGGCAAAAGCATCTTCCACGCTGCCGCCTTCTGAACATACCATGAGCAACAACTCTTTTTTCTTTTTCTTGACCACATGATTTTCCACCAAGATCCACTCGATTATGGGGCGGATGGTGTCGTCGTTGACTTCACCCATGAACACATACATGCCGGCTTCTTGAAGCAAGCGGCTGGGTTCTTTTTCAGAATTGTCGGTTTCTTGTAAAATAGGCATGATTGGAGTTATCTATGTATATTATAGCACATGATTCTGTGCCACTCTACTACTTATGACAACTTTGCCCAAACAATTTATTCAAAAAGAAAGGCCCTGTTGCCAGGGCCCAATATACCAATTGGTATTGCTGGTTAATTAAGCACTTACTTTGGTGGCTTTTTCTACAGTTTTGGTGATTTCTTTTTGTGTTTCTTTGGCCACTGCTTCTACAGTTTCGGCAAACTCTTTCACAGCCCGGTTGGTTGTGCGGATCAAGCCAAACTGTGCATCTACCACAGTGTGAGCACTTTTACGAACTTGCTCGGGCATGTAAGTGATCATGTTTGTAACACCTTTGTGCATGTTGTCGATTGCTGCTGTGATGTCGAATAACTTAGAGAAGTCGATTTTTTGGAATTCCATTTTGCTTTTCCTTTTTAAATAAGCGAATTTGACTGCTCTTGATAACCCGAACCATTCAGCATTACCTGGCAGTGCAACATTATTATATATGATAAATTGTGCGATCGCAACATTTTTCCGCTTCTTTTTGGTAGTTTTTGGCAAGACTGAGACTGATTATTAACTAAGTAGATTTATCAAATGGAGGATCAACATGACCTGGTCAGCAACCTTAAACATAACCAACAATACCGATTACAACCTAACAGTTAATCACAATGCCGTGGGCGATCTTGCCACCATACCGCCTGGAGGATCATGGTCAAACACCACATCAGATCCCAACAATACCAATGCTCTGCGTTTTTGGAATGTACCCAATCAATGGTACATGCAAGGTAGCGTGGCCTATGGACCCATGGCCGGAGTTTACATGGATCGCGGTTGGCAGGCGCCAACGGATCAGAGCATCAAACTTGTGGCTGATGCCAATGGCACAGGCTTTACACAAACTCAAAATGGTGGCGCCACTGTGTTGCCCTGGAACGGATTTGAACAAGGCGGCACTATCTCTATGACGTTTTCGAAGGTTTAAATCAAGACCTTGGTCTAAGTTTGGCTAATCCAAGTGCTTTTAGTATGCAAATATACATCCAGCCAATGTCAAACTCCCACCATTTCATTCGAAAGGAAGCATTAGCACCGTCTGCGTGATGATTGGCGTGCAACTCCTCCCCGCCGATCCAGAAAGCCCAAGGTATTAGATTCCGTGAAGTATCTGGTGTCTCTACATTTCTGTAACCCCACCAGTGACTGAGCCCGTTTATGACTCCGGCCGCAAAAAATGGTATCCAAATCATTTGTATGCCCCAGACCAAGAATCCCCAAGCACCAAACAATGCTACATCAATGGCCAACATGATCATGATGCCCAAGCGACTGTGACGGGCATACAAGTTGCGCTCGATCCAGTCATCGGGTGTGCCTGTGCTGAGTCGTTCAACCATGTCTCGGTCCTTGCTGGCTGAGTGATACAAGAATGCACCACCAAACAGCACACGCCAGATACCATAGATCTGTGGGCTGTGTGGATCTCCGGCTTGATCGCTCCGTTGATGATGTCGGCGATGTATAGCCACCCACTCACGTGTGACCATGCCGGTTGTGAGCCATAACCAAAAACGCATAAAGTGAGTCATTACGGGGTGGAAATGCACAGCTCTATGAGCTTGGCTTCTGTGTAGATACAACGTGACGCAGGCTATGGTAATTTGGACCATTACCAAGGTCGCAATAATTGCTGTCATCATGTACTTAGCTGTATCTGCAACCGGTTAAATGTTACTTTTTATAAAGATCTTGTGCTCGTTGCCATTGCTGATTGCGGGCTAATTCTGCGGCATATTTGGCCTGACCTGTTTGGCACAGGATTTCCCATATGGTGCCAACTATTGCTTTGATTGATTTTAACATAATTTTTCCTTTTGAGTAAATTAAACAGTAGAGACTCATGGTTTCTACTGACTTTATTTAGTTTTTTTTGCATCACAGCATAGATTATCTAACTAAATATTGGTATGCTAAAAAAATGCGAACTATCTGATTGTAATAATCTAGTGAAAAATCATCGCACAAGATTTTGTTGTAATTCACATCGGTCTAAGTTTGGATCTGAAAAACGATACGGTATTAAAACAAAAGCCAACGAAACGGCAACTGAAAAAAAGATAAGGACTTTAGCATATATTCAGCAATATGTATTACGCAAACAAAAAAGAACAGCACAATCGACTCCTAAATGGGCGGATAGAGCCGCTATCAATTCCATATATATTGAAGCGAAAAGACTGACTGAATCCACTGGAATACCACACGAAGTAGATCATATTATTCCATTGACTAGCAAAGTAGTATGTGGGCTTCACACCGAAGCCAATTTAAGAATTATAACCAAAAACGAAAATCGCGCCAAGTCAAATCGTTTTACCGCAGAATAAAACGGTAAATATCATACAAGGAGAACTACCATGTTATCATTCTTAAAGAAAATTTTCGGAGCTAAACCTGCTGAGCCCACCGCGGCGCCTTACAAGGTAGAAGAGCCCAGTCAGTTTCCGTTTCCTAAAACTGTCAAGGAAGAAAAGCCGGCTGCGAAGACCAAAAAGCCTGCAACCAAGAAGCCAGTTGCAAAAAAATCTCCTAAAAAATCAACCTAATATCAGTCGTGTTAGACCCACAGTGTCAATGGTGACCAACAAGACATAGTTGGCCAGCATGCCAAAACTCCGGCGTGTCCAGGCCGCCCAGGCCATCATGCCACATCCAGCAATAAACAAAGGATACAAGATCAAGAATGGTGGATTGGGTATGGTTATGGCCATGACCACACTACACCCCACACTGATCATCCAGGCTGTGAACTCGGCCACAAATCTCAAAGGCCAACTACGGTAGTCTTCACAGATCCAGGACCATACATCTGATATTATGTCGTTCATAAGGCTACACATATGAAATACAACACCACATAGACCATGACTCCGGCAAGAATTATCATGCATGTTTCGCCGGCTATTTCCACAGATGTCATGCCCGGATCATATTTGACCATGTGTGAGATCGAAAATGTCAACATGATTACAATCAGAAATAATATACCCAGAAACATGATCTATACCAACCCTAGTTCTACTGCACGGTTGTAGACCTGCTCACTGGCCAAGTTCTTGCCCTTGCTTTCGCACTGTATATCAAATTGATCCCAGAAACCCAGGGCCCAATCTGTTACAGCCGGGTTCCAATAAAAGTCTGAGTGTGCTCGTAGTTTTTGTTTCTTGTGTCCGCTTTCTAGCAGACTTGCATGATCTGGTTTATGGTGAACGGCATGATCAACAAGTATGTCTTCACGGCTAACGCTGTAGTGCATAGCAGGACGCACACCACGCCAACTGTCCACCACACGCTTGACCCTATCGTCCGTGGGCGAAATATATTCTCCCGTCTTGATCCAGTGATGGTGAACATCAAGCACAGTAGGAACAATATCAGCAAGTTCAAGACAACGATCCAGGCCATGTGTTATTTCTTCGTTTTCAAATGTAATACAACTGCGGGCTGTGGGGGATAGCCTTGACCAGGCACGGCGTGCACCTGCGGCACCGGCTTTACCTGATATGTGTACGTTGATTTTAAAATCCTGGAAGGATTTGCCATAACCCATCCATCTGGCCATATCCGCATGATATTCAAACTCCTCTATGCTTCTATTTACTATTTCTTCTGACTCTGACCCCAGCACACAGAACTGTCCAGGATGGAAACTGAGCCTGACATCTAATCTGCGGGCTGTTTCGCCAATGGGTTCAAATATCCGCTCACAGTGTGCCTGTATCGCAGGATCTTGCCACCAGGCCTTCCAGTCTTTCTCTGTGTAGCCCTGTAGCATTTCGCTACCCAGACGCACCATTCTACGATTAGCTGGCAAGGTGGCCACACGCTCGATCAGTTTCACAGCGGCCGAGGCGTTGTGATTCATGATGTCCCATTGGCGTTGTTCGGCTTCCTCAGGATGCTCACGCAACCAACGCATGGTAGTGCTTCGTCCGTTTAGGTCACGGTCCTTGGCATTGACTTTCATGCCGCCACATTCGGACGGATCATTGAGCCATTTGCAACAGAAACCAATACGTTTGAGAGTAGACATACCTTATTATACTGCATTCAGGGGCTAGTTGTCAAACTCAAAATTTTCTAAAATATTGTTAAGTGTGTCACAGGTTATATTTGGCAATTTCGCATATTCGGTATGCAGCTCTTGGATATGATCCACCACTACCCATTGCGCCTGATCATTGTTCAAGATAGCTTGTCTGACTAATCCGCGATAATTGCGTAGCGTGTGCTCGACCAGTTTGTCTGCATGTGGATTTTTTTTGGACAGATCGAATCCCAACATCAACACTATGTCACTGTTGGCTGCTGCCAAATGCATGGCTATGATTTCGTCCTGATGGTCTACATCGTGTTTGAACTCTCCTTCAAACAGGATCACGTGTTCTGGACGACCGAGGTTTTGATAAATGATGTTAGAAATATGCAGGTTACAACAACGATGAAAATCTCTTTGTATCAATTCGTTGGCTTTTTGCATGTCATTGCAAATGACATTGTCAGTTTGGCAGGCACGCCAGGTTCTCCATCCTCCCCATAGACTGCCAATATTTTTTAATTGCTTGACATCCACAGTTGGATCAAGTGTGATTTGATCTGACAAAACCCAACTTATATTCATCACGCACTTTTAAGCACTTGCCACTTGTATGAGCCCAAACAGATCCAAGCAAAAACTTTGTCTGCACCTGGATCGGCATTGAATATGATATCTCCAGGAGTGCCGGACCAACCAGGAACTTGATTGGCATGGCCGATCTTGTGAAAACCGACTTGTAATTTTTTGATTTTGGTCATTCCGTCGGTGTCAATTTCCACATGAGGTTGACGGTTGACTCCCAAAGTCAGGGTCTGATTGCGGGTGGTGCCAACATAGGCCTGGTCTGATTTGAGCTTGCCTATGCTGAGACTGACTTCTTCGTCCCAGACTCCCAAAGCCATTTCGGGAGTTTCGGTGTTGATACCCAAACGTTTGTTGAGCACATTGACTGTGTTGTAAATCTTGGCTTCTCCACGCACTTGCAGGCTTTCGAGAGTTCCTACGGTTTGTAGTTTAGATTGAGTAACCGACGATGACAATTTGTTTCCATCAATCAAAAGTTCGTCACCGATTTTAACTGATTCAAAACTGATACCTTGATCCTGTATGAGCTTGGATACTTGATCTACCAAACTTTTTTGCCAGTCTTGGTTGATTTCATCCAAGGTTTTTTGACTGATATCAGAAATCAAGGCCTGCCAGGAAAAATTATCAGTGTTGACGCTGCCGGTGACCACTAGATTTTGCACCTGTATGGCATCAACCACATGCAGATCTTTTGCAACCAGAGTGTTTTCAACCATTGTGGTATCATCCATGACCGTGAGTTGACAAGCACTGGCTTGATCGGATATTCCGGTGCTGCGGAAATCTTTGAGCTGATTGGTCAAAAAATGTTGCATGTTTGCATCCACATAACTTTTGATCACCGGGTTGAGATCGATGTTGCCCAACTGAGTCAGCGTTGCTTGGGTGATGGCTTGATTTATCAAATGCTCAACACGGCGTGACCATTCAGGATCGTGGCAGATTTGATCAACAAGATTGCTGATATTTTTTTCAACAGTTTGCTCAACCAACTGCTGTATAAGATTTTGGTCTATGGTTATAGTTGTGTCAGCCATGCTGTCTCCGAATGTCCAAGGTCACGCAATGAAATCCACCTCCCAGTGTGCGGCTGTGGCTTAAAGTCATTGGGATTGTGTCAATGCCACGATTGCGTAATATAGTAATTAGCTGAGTTTGTGCCGAATCCAAAATAACAGTTTCTGGATCTACCGCCAACATGTTCATGGCTATCCATTTTGACGCATAAGGATATTGATAAAAATCTTGAGGCACTATCATTTCGTCGGTGACCCATATTTTTTCCCAAAAATCAAATGCCCTAGGACAGTTGTCTGGGTTCACACGGCTGGCATTGAGCATGACCAGTCCTTCACGCAAAGGAACTATGGTAGAATCTATATGCACACCCGCATAGAAGTTACACAGTTCTATGCGAACTTCCGGAAATTTTTCTACCAACCAGTCATAGGCTGCACGATTGCCTGATGCCGATTCTAAAAACAACCATGTATCGCCCAGTCTGCAAATATTCGCGGCATCCAAAATCATGCCTTGATCTCTGGGCATGTGAACGACTGACCTGGCTTGATCAATCACACGGTCTAGAGCTTGTATTTCTTGATCTCGACACGGATACATCATGGGCACGTCAATCACGGTATCTTTGTAGATCAATAATCGATCGCGGGGACAATAATTATACATCCCTTGCTGAGCAACAAAGTCCAAGACACGTGGTCTATGCACAGTCACGCCGAATCGAACCAAGGTTTCGCTGAGAGTATCTAATTCTCTATTGGCCTGATCAACTACGAACTGTGGAACTGGACCTTGGGGCACAGGGGTCTGCGTCCAAGTGGTTTTTTGACCTTCCAGGGCATACACAGGGTCCGTGCTGGGCCAATTGGCATTGGTTGCTGATCCTACAATTATGGCCTGCAACGGGTCCCATTCATTGCAACTGTAAATCATAAATGTCCGGTTATTTGCAAGGTATATCTTGGTGTGAAACCCAGATTGGCTGCCATGTGTGGTGTGCTGTAGGCCCATTCTACCACAGCACCGGCACGCCAGTTCACGTATGCCTGGCCCATATATTCAGCATAGTGTCCAGGTTGCCAGTCCTCAAGAAAAACAATGGCACGTCTTATATTATGTTCCTGTCCTTGAAGTTTGAAAATTTCTATGTATTTTTTGTAAAGATCACCATGAGTAGGCAGAACTGTACCGGTATTCATCCTATAGTAACTGGTGCCTACATCTTTCCATCCTTGCCCTTGGAAAATTTCTATGAACCTTTGATTCCAACTAGGTTGATTGTGTCGCATGTCACAGAGGTCACCCGTGAATTGATTTGCGTAACCTTGTTTGAGCCAAATCTGTGTGAGAGCTGGGTCATTGAATTCTTCGTTTTGATAATCAAGAGTTTTGAATTCTTCATTCCAAAATGGATATAGTTGATATTTTTGTATTTTGTGTGTCATAAATTGTCTGCCTTAAATACATTTCCATGAACATTCCATTAGATAGACTTTACCACTTTATTGAAGACGTGTCCAAAAGAGTCTGCGGTCTGACTGTAGTAATTTATCGATTTTGGCCAAATGGTTCAAAAAAACTACAAGACCTTGTGCCGTTGTCCATGCAAGACCAAGATGGTTTCGTCTGGGTCTGGAGATTCCAACATCCTATTATGTGGTGTCATGACCAAGAACCACTGGATTATGAAGCACACGCCAACAGCAATAAACCATTGCCCAACGACACCTGGAACAAACTGCTATTGGAATTAGATCTTTATCGACCAACCAAAAGTATCAATCGGTTCAATAATATTTTTGACAAATCGTTTTTGTTACACAGTGAATTGAGATCTGCGGAAGTAGAAAAATATAAACTTGACAACGAGTTGATACCTGTGTATTATTGGAGTCATGCCCTTATAGCTCGAGACTGGTTCAGATATGCGCAACATGAAAACTTCGAAAAACAAACCGCAAAAACTTTTTTGATCTATAATCGAGCCTGGAGCGGAACCAGAGAATATCGTGTCAAGTTTGTTGATCATTTGGTTGAAAAAAAATTATTTGATCAATGCCTGACAAAATTCAACCCAGTAGACCCAGGCACTGGTTGTCATTATCGAGATTTTGAATTCTTAAATCAATGTTGGCGGCCCACTCATTACCTTGAATCATATTTTGGTCCCAATGATGCTTCCAGTGACTGCAGCGCTGATTTTTGCACACAGGATTACAAGTCCACTGAAATCGAGATAGTATTGGAAACCTTGTTTGATGATGCACGATTGCATCTTACAGAAAAATCATTGCGCCCTATGGCCTGTAGACAACCGTTTATATTGGCAGCTACCGCAGGCAGTTTGTCATACCTGCGAAGCTATGGCTTCCAGACCTTTCACTCAGTGTGGGATGAAACCTATGACAGCATACAAGATCCTGCACAAAGATTAGAAGCTGTTGTGGAACTATGTCAAGAAATTGCCGGTTGGGATTCCAGCACAAGACAACGGAAAATAACCATGGCACGACAAATCGCCGCCGAGAATCAGAAGCATTTTTTCAGTAAGGATTTTTTTGACGCCATTATTGACGAACTACAACAAAATATCAAGCAGGCCATGGACCAATTCACTGCTGAGGTCTCATGCGAAAAATGGCACCAGCGTTGGAGCATGTTGCAACAATTACCGGCGATACAAAATTATTTGAACAATAACCAGGACACAGAACGACCCACCCAACGTCAGTTAGATTACTTGATGAATTTGGTACAAACAAAGTATGGAGTCCAGACATGAAATACCTAATGGCCTTGTGTTTGCTGTTGTCGGCACAGATCAGTATGGCAGAAACTTATCTGCAGATAAATGGAGCCAGCTGGCACGACAGGCCTGGATATAACAGTGTCAACTATGGACTGGGCATTGAACATGAATTATCAGAACACTGGTCCGTGGCTGGCGGATGGTATCGAAACAGTGAATACCTTGGCAGCACCTATGCCTATGGACGATATGCTTTCTACAAACAGGATCAGTGGAATCTAGGTATTGCGGTGGGTGCTGTAACTGGATATCGACGTGCTTCAGTCATTCCTATGGCATTTCCTGAAGCCTGTTATGCATGGGCCTGTGCTTTGTTTGCACCTCGCGTGGAGCCTACTGGCGCCAACGTTGTAGGCTTTAGATTGAGAATACCTATCGACTAGGTCGGCAGATGTTCGAGGCTTTGATGCCATTCAAGGTAAATTGGCTTACAAATCGATCCACATCACTGTGCAGGCCTGGTATGCGATATGGAATGAACCAAAGATTTAGAAAACTATAAGCCATGCAATCACAATACCAATTTACGTAATTATCTATTGGTTGCCGTAAGAGATTACACCCTGTGATCCGCGACATTTCGGGCCAAAAAGTTTGCCAGTAGATCATAAAAAACTCTGGGTCAAAACAACCATGCAAGTCAGTAACGTGGCAGTCAATATCGCAAACAGGTTGGTGTAGTCACCAAACATGGTTTTAATACTCAAAATTAGAGTAAGATAAACCACTGTTACCAATAACAAGATTTGTATGAATTGGCTCATACTATATATAGCAAAAAATATTAGATATTGCAAGCAAATTCACTAAGTAAACTCTATGTATTGGGGATATCATTTAATGTTAGATTGTTCAGGATGTTCGGGCATAGACAGCCGCGATAACATCTATGCTTTTGTCAAAGATCTAGTGGCCAGGATTGACATGACTGCACATGGTGAGCCTATAATTGAATACTTGCTGCCGGGCGATCCAAAACAAGGCTACAGCCTCATGCAGCTGATTACCACTTCAAACATTGTCGGACACTTTATGGAGTTAGATGGCACAGCATATTTTGATATTTTTAGTTGCAAAGAATACAACATAGACACAGCCAAACAAGTTGTGCAAGAATACTTTGCTCCAGCACGCATGCGAGTAAACTTCCTTACTCGTCATGCCGATTGAATTTTCTGCACAAAGAAATGAAAAAAAATAAAAAAAAGCCCCTTAAGAGGCTTTGGAATATGTAACTGGGTCGACTCCTTGTAGTTTTCATATCGACCCAGTATTTACTGGTTGGTCTTATAAAAGATCTGCACCCATATTATTTGTCAGCTTTTGAGCTAACTTTTGTTAACCAATGCTTGCCACAGGTTTTTAGATAACTAGTTTTGCCTTTAACGTTTCTATTCTCGTAGATTTGGGCAGATTTGGTACAACCTGACCATGAGCACCATGGTGCTGGAGAATTAGGTTGTGGTGCGCTCATTGGTCACAAGCGGCCAAAAAGTTTCCACATGATCTTGTTTGACTCCGTTGGTGTCTATCTCATCATGAAAGTATTCCTCAGGATGTAACAAGGTTTTATCTCTGCGATGTAATTCGGCTATATAGTCAACAAGTGTTTGCATGGTTTTATTTTTCATAGTATCCTCCTACCCTTACTTATTTGGCGAGAGGATTATCCATGGCTTTTTGTATTTTGCTGTCAACTTCTTTTCGCATCTGCCGTAGATCTTGATCCACTTCGCGGTTAAGTTGCTTGCCATCACGTTCTACTTGTTCCACAATCTTTTCAAGCCTGCGTATGTCTTGCTTGAGATCGTTTTTGATGTCCTGGGTATACTGCACACTCTTTTCAGAGTTCTGCATGGTCAGTTCCATCTTTTTGTTGAGCTCGCTCAAGTCAGGCGTCACATACTCGGCAATCTTTTTCTTCATGCCTTGATAGTCCTTGTAAACTTCAAAAGCACCGTACAATCCACCCAGTGTAGAACTCACGATGGTAGCGGCAACCATGAGCTTGGCCGGTGTGAATTCATAGCCACCAATACTGATCACAGTATCCTTGCTCATGTATCGTTTAGCGGCGGCCTCTAGCTCATCGACTTTTTTGTTGACATCTTTAATTTCTTCTGACATTTTATTTTCCTCTTTGATATTGTTGATCCACCATTTCGGTGTGTAGTCTATCGCTGGCTCCGGTGAGTCGGCGTAGGGCTTGACGGTTGTCTACGTTGGGACGATTGTATAGGCGTGCCATTTGTTGAGCATTGACATCCGTGATTCTAGCACTGCCATACACATCAAAGCCAGGCACAAAGCCCATGAGTCCTACCACAAGGCTCTGCGTGGCAACCTGTGCTTCAAAGGTTCTGGCTTCTGTGGCTGATTTGGCCACTTCCTTGGCACGAGCTTCTACATTGGCCTTGGCCGTGGCATTGTTGTTTGCTCCACCGGCGGATGATCTAGTCTCACCATCACCTTTACGTGTTTCTTGTGCCTGTTGACCTGGGCCTGACTGTGTTTGTGCAGGCTGGCTCAAGGCCGTTCCTGATGGTGCTGTGGCACTCACAGGTCCAGAACTTTGGGCCACTGGACTGACTGTAGATGTCACTGATGTCACGCTGGTGGTACTGGTGCTGCTGGGCGTTGATATGGCCGCATCCACAGTACTATCTCCGGTTCGACTGACTTCGGTGTTGACTGTGCCATCGCTTTTGACCGTGGTGATCGGCGTTGAAGTGCTTGTGGTCGTGGTAGTAGTGGATGTTCCTGGTATGTTCAATATGTTCTTCTTGGCATAGGCTTGACTATAGTTGGGACAACTTTGGCTGTAGAGTCCGTCAAGGTTGCACTGATAGGCCAAGTATGCTTCAGCATAGCCCGGACAGGCTGGATTATACAAGGCGTTGGCTGTACATTGTTGCGTGAAGTAGGCGGCGGCATAACCCGGACAGGCCGGATTGTAAAGCGCACTTATGGTACACTGTTGCGTGAAATAGGCCGTGGCATAGTTGGGACAGGTGGGCGAACTTAGTGGATTGGCCGCGCACTGATCAAAGCTATAGTTCAAGCTCAACCTGGGATCTCGCACTCGAGGACCATACAGGCCCATCCAGAAGCGGTCATCCTGTCCGCTGAAGGCCATGCCAAGATAACCAGCAGTGTTCAGGGTATAAGGATTTGTGAAGGTTTTGGTTCCTTGCTCCAAGTTCCACATTGCTTCGGCCTGCGGAGCATGACTCATGGTCTGGCTTTCTAATACGTTTCCAGCGTGATCGCCCAGCAAGATGGCCACGCCTAGACTGCCACTGCTGGATCCACCATTCATCCATTCATAGCGCCAGTTGAAGCCGTTGAGTTGTATGCCTGACCCTTGCAAGGCTGTGTTGATGGCTATGATCTGGCTCACGGTGCTGGGCAAATATCCAAATCTTATGGTGTTGGTTTCCGAGTTGTAGTAGGCCGAGCCGGTGGTATAACCTGCTCCTTCTACAGCACCGATGCCATCAATGTTCAAGACTTGGCTGGCCGGTATGCCCCACGCAGTGCCAGCGGGATTGATCAGGTTGGGTGTGGTCTGTGTCTGTGCCTGGACGGTCAGGCTCATGGCCATCAACCACGTGATCAAGTATTTCATTTTCTGCTCATGGGTTTGACTGCATCTGCCTGTGGCGCATAATTGCCAACATTTTCTCGCTTGACCGCATCCAGCACGCCACGGCGTTGCCATTCGGCCTGTGCTTCGGCACCAATCTTGCCATCTACCGGACAAGGTGTGCCTGCGGCAATCATGGCAGTGAATATACGATCGTCCTGGCACAGCGTGGCCACAGCCGCGACCTTCATGCCCATGTCAAACAGGTTCTTGGACAACTTGATGCGTTCGCAGTTCATATCACGCATGGTACCACCCATCGAAATACCCAGGATCTGTGTCTGCACAGCACCACTTGCTGCCACGGCACACACATCATTGTTGATGGTGGTCACAGCCGGTGCTATGGCTGTAGGTGGCGGGCTTTTGACCGTGGTTTCACTGCGTGTGGTTGAATCTGTTACAATGTTGCTGGTGTCTGCCACAGCAGGTGCGGCCGCTAAAACGGCAGATACGATGGCCCATCTGCCAAGGCTTTGAATAGTTTTTGTCATTTTCTTCTGGATTGGTTTTGCCAATCTTCTCCGTGTATTCCTCTAAGTGGGAATATCAATATTATTTAATACAAAATGTCAATTATTCTCTGACTATAATAGGACTCCAGCTGTCATCTAAATTCAGGGTACGCAACTGATCTATGCGGGTTTTCAATGCTATGTAAAAGGTATCTAGTTCTCCACCCCATTTGCCCATGAGATGCTCTATAGCCTGTTCACAATAGTTCCAGTCGCGTTTGCCATAGTTGCTAATCAAATTGGCATGTAATTCTTTGAAATTTTCAGCCTGCGCCATTTCCATTATAGGAATGTTTTCAATAACACAATAGGCCTTGCGGATCACACCGCCTGGGCCAATACGCATAGTATCCAATTCTAGAACTGTGTATTTTTGTTGCAATTCAGGTAGTTGTTCGTTGTCAAATATTATATGCATGATGGTTCCTCTGTAAATAGTTATCATGCGTTTTGCTTTTGATTTAATTTCTGATCTACATGTAGAAACCTGGGATTCATTTGATTGGAGTGGTCAGGCCACCAGTCCCTACTGCGTGGTAGCCGGAGATGTTGCTCGTGATCGTGGACGTTTGATAGAAACATTGACACATCTTGGTCAATGTTATCCTGGTGGTGTTTTTTATGTGGACGGCAACGAAGAACACAAAGATTATCTTGATGATCTAGGAGCCAGTTATAGAGATCTAGTGAAAGATATAGAGGCCATCAAGAATGTGGTTTACATGCACGATAATGTTGTCATAATCAACGGGGTGGCCTTGCTGGCCACTAACTCTTGGTGGACCTATGATTTTGATCCAGACATCGATTTTGATCAATGTGTTCAATTTATTCAGGATCACGTTGGCGTATCCAACACTGTGGCAATCAATATCAGTGGAGTTGGCTACAATGATGCCAACTACATGATCAACAGTGTGCGCAAATTACAAACTCACAAAGAAGTAGCAGCCATAGTCTTGATCACTCACACTGTGCCTGCTCCTTGGATTGTTAGTCATGACCTGGACGTGGTAGGTCATTTACGATACAATGGATTGGGCAACAGTTTTATTTTCAAAGCTATCGATGAAGACACCGAAAACAAAATCAAAGTTTGGTGTTTTGGTCATTACCATAGGCCTGTAGAACAGAATCAGGCAGGCATCCGATTTGTGACGAATCCTCGAGGACGCGGACAGACTCCTTGGAGTCAAAATCCATTTTATCCTAAAAGGATTGAAATAGAATTTTGATCAAGCAGATTCGGGTTCGAGTTTGATCTGCAAAGGGTAATTGTTGTTTCTGGCATGCACTGTGACTTCAATGCCTTTTTGTTCAGCTATTTCATAAGGCAAAACTGCTACCACTGCACTGCCGGCTGTGTGAATGTCTGTGGTGATCTGAACCGCGGTCTGTGACGTATAATCAAAAAACTGCATCAAGGTTTCAATGACGAACTCCATGCTGGTTTGGTTGTCATTGAGATAAATGACCTTGAACATCGGAGGTTCGGCAAGACTGTGATTTATTTGAGTTTTGTTTATAGTTCCTGCTTGCGACATGTCTATCCTTTGTAGTAGTGGAGAGCAACATGCCCTCCACTGTATTTACTACATTATACTATTTTGCATAGGTGATCGCAATGGTCTTTGGCTTCATGGCCTCGGGCACGCGGCGTTCCAATCGTACTGTCAGGATACCATCTCGGGCTTCTGCGGAGGTAACTTCCACATAGTCGGCCATGGTAAATGTGCGCACGAAACGACGAGCACTGATACCTTGATGTAGATATTCTGTGCCTACCAACATGGCTTCAGGCTGTTTTTCGCCAGTGATGATCAACTCGCCATCCTTGACTTGCACGTCAATCTCACCCTGGCTGAATCCTGCTACAGCGACCTGTATTTCAAAGGTCTCTTCGCCGGTCTTCAAGATGTTGTAGGGTGGATAGTTGGTGTTTGATGCGTGATCAATCTGGTCCATGATACGACCAAACAAGCGATCTACACCAATTGAGTTGCGATAAAATGGACTGAGGTCCAGAGCTGTGATTTTTGTCATGTTTTTCTCCTTTAATTAAGCAAGTATGACTGTTAAGTAGACCCGCACCCGCGGCATCTACAATTTTATTTATAACAGATTTTTTGGAAGTTGTCAAGAAATTAGAACAATTTCTTGGGCAGTTGCTGATCACGTAGTTTTTTGCGCCACCTAGCACGGGCCGCGCCTTTTTTGCGTTTGCGTTCAGTGGTGGGTTTTTCGTAGGTTTCTCGCGAGCGCAGTTCTTCTAGCAGGCCCTGTTCTTGTATTTTTTTCTTGAACTTGCGCAGAGCACGCTCAATGTTGTCATCTCGGACGACCACACTTCTGCGATACTCCTTCACGAATTTTCCTCTATGAGTGTCATGGGTGTATTTACCTGGGTTTTATTGATCGTGACCTGTAATATGCTGTGTTTATGATACCTAGGCAAATCAAACATGTGTGGAAGCAGGACCCGTTCTAGTTCGGTGTGCAATCCACGAGCGCCGGTGTGAGTTTTCAGTGTGCGTTCTACGATCAAATCCAGGCTCTCGGGTTCAAATTCCAAGGCCACACTGTCTTGGTCAAACAGCCATTTGTATTGTGACACAAAATTTCCTTTGATTTCGGTCAACACACTGATCAACTGGTCTTTGGTCAAGGCATGCAGATTGACATAACTGCTGAATCGGCCTACAAATTCGGGTATCATACCATACTTGACCAGATCATCGGGGGTAACTGGTTGGCTGGCCGTGGCATCTGCAGATGAGATCTGTGCTCCAAATCCCATGGCTGTGCCCTGCACACGATTTTGTATGATGCGTTCCATGCCCACAAATGCTCCACCTGCGATAAACAAGATGTTTGATGTGTCAATTTCCACGGTTTCTGTTGAATTGTTCTTTTTGGTTCCTGTGGCAGGTATTTTGCAACGTGTGCCTTCTACCAATTTGAGCAGGGCCTGTTGCACGCCTTCACCGCTGACGTCGCGACTGACTGTGGCACTTTCGCTTTTTCGGGCTATCTTGTCTATTTCATCCAGGAATACTATGCCACGCTGGCAACGTTCGATATCACCTTCGGCAGCTGTGTATAATCTAGCAATCATGCTTTCTACATCATCGCCCACGTAGCCGGCTTCGGTCAAACATGTGGCGTCGGCAATCACAAAAGGCACATCAAGATATTGGGCCACTGTACGAGCCATCAAGGTTTTACCTGTGCCGGTGGGGCCAACCATGAGAATGTTGGCTTTGGTTATGTGTTGGTTGGTCTGTGTGATGCGTTTGTAATGATTGGCAATGGCCACTCCCAACACCACTTTGGCCTGTTCTTGTCCAACCACGTGTTGATCTAGATAGTCTTTGATATATTTGGGATCGGGTATGGCAATGTTTGTTGATTGTGTATCAATTTTTTTATCACGTTCTTTCAACAAACCGCTGCATAAATCCACACACTCATTGCAAATTGCAACCTTATGGCTTACAATTAGTTTGCCCACGCGATCTTTGTGCTTGTCACAAAAACTACAGTGTTCTATGCTTGGACTCACATTAAACCTGCTGATTGTTTAATCGTTTTTCTATGCTGTCTCTTTCGGCATCGCTGAGAAGTTCAGGATCATATTCGCCTGAACTGATTTTTTCGATTAGATGATCAATATAAGAATCATTGTATGCATGTTGATCGCTGAGAGATTTATCAACTTCTATCCATTGATTGCCATTGAATTTATAAAGCACACTGGGCAACTGATCAACTCTCAAAAACATATTGCCCTTGGTGGGTGCTGTTGGAAATGCGGTTCCAAATCCTTTGACCTCTCCGGTGATCGTGTTAGGTGTATTATCGGCTACTAGACCCAATTGAGTCTGTCCCACAGGATAATATTGCGCCTGCATCCAAGGAAGTTCTTTGATTATACCTGTTTCATACAATCTTCTTTGTCGTTTAATCGTGTCTTCGGGGTAAACTTCTTTCCAGGCACGTCTGGCCTGCTTTTCCATTTCGTCTATCAGGTGATCGTCGTCAGGGAGATCTGGTTCTGAAATGTCAGTTTGTTCGGGCTGTGCCAGTGGTGCATGTTCGGCTTCGGTATCTCGTTTGACGATTTTTTTGGCTCGTGTCCACATGCTGTCTAGGCCAGCCAGCACATTCTGTTTTACAGTGGTTTGAGATTTGAATGGCGTTGGTTCGTCGGGCACATCAATTTCTGGTCCGGTCTGCGTCCATTCGCCCTGGCCCGATCGTATGCCTTCAAATTCTTTAGGAAATGGCCACGGTTCTGGTTGACCTCGTTGTTGGTCCCAGAATTTAGCACGCTCACGAGCTCGATCAAACCAAGATCGCACTTCTGGATCTAACTCTTCATCTGAGTCTCGACGTTGATTTTCACGTTCCCATTCAAAGGTCTTGGTGGCGGCCAGCAACAGAGTCAGAGCCAAGGGATCAAACACTATGACTATGAGTATGATCACCCAACGAACTGCTTTTTCCAGGAGATTGGCATCAGGATTGTCACCGTATATCAAGGCCGCTATGTATTTGATGGGCCCAACTTCGGCTTCAACCTGTCGAGCCTGGCTGGCAACGGGTGCTCGTTGTTCTTGTAGTTTGGTAATTTCACTCTGTGCTCGTGAAATGTCATTCTGTAGCGTGGCACGCTCACGGGCCTGACTGCGGCGCAGATTGGCTGCCTTGTCAGCACCTTTTTCGTCATTGCTACGGCTCATGGTCTGATCCACGGCTTCGTCCATTTGGCGCAGGGCCTTTCTGGCGGCTTCTATGTTGTCACGCTGTGTTTTAATCTTGTCATCATAGATCTGCACCTGGGCCTGTATGTCACCCGACGGCACGGCCTGATCCAAATGTGCCTTGCTCAGGAAACCAAACACGCCCATGCTGGTCAAGACCATGAGTATGGCCACAGCCGCACTGAGATATATCTTGTATTGTATTTCTGCCCGGTGCCAATACTTGTGTAACCACAGGGTGGAAACAATCTTGCCCACTTCTAGACTTGATCCAAGTATGACTATGGGCCAGAAGGCCGCGGCAAATATGGCTGTGAGACCAAGTATGCTATAATAAGCAGCACTGATCGATATGATCAGTGCGGTTGCAAGAGTCAGTATGCCAAACCACATAATCTAATATTTACCGTTATTTCCAGGTCCTGTGAGCTTCGGACACCCACTCGTGGCCGTCATATTCTTCGATACACCAGTCTACATCTGCAGGTATGCGAACAATTTTTAGTCGGGCATGATCACCCCATGAAGCTTTGCCCAATTCCTGGACCAGACCGATCAGCACAGGATCATCTCTAGGAATATCTCGGTCCGACCAATGTGTATTGTTGACCAAGATATGCGGTCCCCAGCGATCGTTGCTGTGACGGTCATCCCTGGGCTGGGTGGTGTATTTTGTGCCAGTGCGTTCTAACCAAGCTATTTGTGCATCTTGACTGAGTCCAAATCCACCATGTTGATTGTTGATCACTATGTCTCGGAATCCTCTGAGATGTTGCATGAGCTCGTTGTGTGCAGGATTTGACTCGCCGTCATCGCCTATGTCCAGATATTGGGCGGCCATGTCACACATGCAGGAGAAACAGGTCGGACAAAAACTCACTGGCAGTATACCAAAATAACCTTGGATGCCACCTTCGTCATCGGTGTAATCGCAACCGCAGACCGAGCATTGATGGCCGTCTACTGCTTCTTGCCTGGCCATGTTTTGGAGAATAAGTTGAACTCGCGTTCATTGGTTATAATACGATTTTCTAATCTATCCACTCTGCGTTGTAGATTGATGGTCCTGATCAACAAGATGATCAAAGCCGCTACAACCAGAGTGAAAGTCAGCCCCCAACCGGCAATGATACCATAGGTCCACCACCATAGGCTATCAATGGCCGTGGTCAGTAGGTTGATGGGATTCACGATTTCTTGCCTATTTGATGTTTGGTATAATCACATAATACATGATATCCCATTTTATAGCAAGAGCAATGGTTGCCTAATATTTTCCTAGCCAACCATATGCGGAACCTTTTAATCATCACGATTGCCAAACAGTTGTAACAGACTTACAAAAATGTTGATAAAGTTCATGTACAGACTTAGTGCGCCTAGGATTTCGGCCTTGCTGTCGGGTTCAAGTATTGAAACTTCAGTACGGATGCGTTGTGTGTCATAGGCAGTGAGACCCAAGAACACTATAATGGCCACTGCACTCACAACCATGGCCAAAGTTGAATTGCCCAGGAACACATTGACAACACTGGCAATCACCACTGCAATCACACCCACCATCAAGAAACTGCCCCATCCTTCCAGACTCCGCTTGGTAAAGTACCCCCACAAGCTCATGGTGCCAAACAAGATGGCTGCGCCCATGAAAGCAGTGACTATACTGGTGGTAGTAAACGTAATGAATATGGTGCTCATGCTGAGACCCATCAAGGCCGCAAACACATGCAACATGCCTCGGGCTTCACCGTAGGTGGCCTTTTCCATGATCCAGGTCATGGCAAAAATCATCACAAGTGGTGCAAAAATCACCACCCACTTCATGATACCAGTGAACAGGAATGCCATGAGGCCGGGACTTGAAGCCACTAATAGACTGACCAACATGCTGTTGACCACGGCCAAGAACATGTTGTTGTAGACCGAGATCATTCGGTTGTTGATATCACTCACACTTGCATAGGTATTCATGCGTTCTCCTTTATGAAATATAATAACGAATCATTTCCACAAACATGATCGACCACACATGTATTTCGTGTAAAATTTCTGTAAATGTCATTGTGGTATCCTTTAGTTGATGTTAGGTGTGCCTGGGCCCTTGGCTCCGGTACACGAACCGCCGTTGTCAAACCACAGGCTCATGGCCTGATCGCGGTAACTTTCTAACTCATCTTGCCGTTGCTTTTGCTGTTCACTGTCACGGTATTCGGCCAAGCGTTGCTGGTAGGCTTCTTCGGTCAGCGCATGCCACCCACAGCATTTGCCTGTAGGGCTACGCCCACACCCACACTGTCCTGCTGTTTCGGGTGTGGCCATCATTGTGTTTTTTCCTCTTCAGTTATAGGAAATGCTTTGACGATCCTGTTCATCGACACCTCCGGATCCCATTCACGACAATACTTAGCACGGTTGGCACGACCTTCTTTGGTGTCAGGATCATAATCGATCCACGAAAACTCTGTGCCATCACAAGCAGGACAATGGCTGTTGTATTCTTCATCTTCACGGCGGTCATCACTTGATCCTACCCAGCCACATTTTTTATTGTCGCAGATCAGGCTGGGTGGCTCGGGAGGTTGATTGACCCATGAGCTTGTGTCCCAGTTGTAACCCTGCCATGACACTATGCCATCATCGTCCTTGGCATGGAACTTGCCGTATTCCCATTCACCAAAGTTCTTGCCATCCCAATACAGGCTACCATAGGTACTACCATGACCATAGTTGCAACTATAGTACCCTGGGATTGTGGGTTTTTGTTTTTTGAATTTGAAATTAGAACTTTTTTCCCAGTCGCCGGGGCTGGTACCATATTCAGGATGGCCCCAGTCTTTTTCTTCGGGTTCGTAGCGTTCAAAATTGCCGTCATCGTCGGTGAGACGCACCATGATCATGTCCGAACTCTTACCGTCGGTGCTGCCACCGTTGTTGTCGATCTCTTCACCGTCGTAATACACACAGTTGACCAGCTCTTCTCCGTCTACTTCGTCGTAGTATAGTTCTAGTTTTTCAATGTCAAACGGTGCTCGCAGTTCGATCTCGCCTTCAAAGAAGGTACCTTTTTCGTTGCTGCTACCGATGAACACCACTTCGCCTTTTTTGCGTGAGCCGATCCAGACTTCATCTTGACAGCTCCAGGCCGGACTGCCTTCGCCGCCATCACAGTCATCTAACTCTTTCTCAAACACGCTGTCGCCATTTTCATCTTCGATCTGTATGTGTCCGGCGTTGCGGCTCACACCGTTGACGTGTGCCATGCCGTCGCATTCATACCATGACCCGGGAGTGAACGGCAACATGTCTTCGTCCAGGTCCATTTCTTCACAGGCATCCCAGTTCCAGGCAATGTCTACCAAGTCCACTTGATTTTCCATGCAGTAGTCCCAGACTTTAGGATCCACTGTGCCCATGACCTTTTCGCCACCATAGCCCCACATCGAAATCTTGTAGGTCCTGGGAGTGAACTTCAGTGTGTCTATGAGTTGTTGCTTTTCTTCTTTGGTTGCCATGATCTTTCCTTACTGGTAATCTTTGTTTAACTGTGCCCAGCTCATCCAGGCCTTGAAAGCATTATACACTGTTTCTGCTTCGCGGTCATCCTGGGCGACTTTTTCACCACGCACCCAGAATCCTTCTGGGCTGACTCGCAACATTTCGGCTCCGCCGGCCAAGCAGGTTATATTGTTCATGGGCAGTGTGCTAGGAGGAATGGCGCCGTAGAGTGGATCCGATTTCATTTCCTCTATGGTCCGATCATGGGCCTCTTGCCAATAGTCATGTTGTGTTTTCATGCCATGAACTGACGGATGCGTTTTAGAGCTTTTTCAATGCGCCATTTGATATAATAGATCCATTCTCTAGGGTGTATCATTGTTCATCTCCGTTGAATCTTGTCACTGCTTTTATCACTACGTAACCGACCAACAAGGCCCCAAAGATGATGCCCACCGCTTCGATCAACCAGGCATCTATCCAAGGCACCAAATCAAACATTTTGACATATTGATCAAACATCACAGTTTCTCTCCTTGTTCAAATCCACGGAATCGCACAAAGCGGGGGAATCTCAAACTATAGCTTCCATCTTGATTTTGAGTGACAGCGTCTGCCGCAACCTCAACCACTCGGCCAAGTAGGTCATTTCGGGAATGCCAATATTCATCACGATCAGCATCGGAAAGGCCACTGCCCACATTAACACGAATATTACGATCATTATCAGTTCCTTCGCATATTATAGCACCCAACCGTCCCAAGTTGCGACCTGTGCCTTCCTCAAACCCTACAATATTTAAGTCCACGGTCATCACAGGTTTCCATTTCATCCAGAAACTGCTTCGTTTGCACTCGTAGGGTGCATCCACACTCTTGATCATGATGCCTTCGTAACCTTCTACCACAGCATCATTGGCAAAACGGCGCATGACATCTTGTCCTTCGGCGGTGTCCAAATCCACATCCATACCAGGCATGATTCGGAGATTTGGTTCGGCCTCGATCTCTTGTTTATTGATGTCCAGCATCAAGGTACGTTTGTGCTGTTGAGCATTCCAAAATCCACGCTCAAAGTCTGCCAGAGGAATCACATCAAACACATAGTAAGTCATGTCTTTGGTTTTCACATCACTCTTGCGTTGCGCCTGTTTCATCAAGGCCTGGAAACTCTCGCCCACGATCTCGCCATCCAGCACAAACGGTCCTTTGGTTTCTAAACTGATGCGATGCTTGATTCGGTTCAGTTGTTCTTGTATATCAGGAAAGTTTTCAAATATCTTGCCGTTGCGACTGTACAAGGTCACGCGGTTCTTGGTGCACAGGGCCAGCACACGCACACCATCCAGCTTGCACTCAATACGCTTGATGCCCTTCATTTTGTTGGCGTGATCATTGCTGTCTGTGGCCAACTGGCAAGTGAATACTGGAATTTTCCATTCAGTCTTGCCCAGGATCTTGTTGAGTGTCTTTTCTGAAATGCCACAACGAAGATCTTTGATGATGACTCTGCGGCATAAACCATTCCATTCTTCTGAGTCAAACTGTTCGCTTATGGATATGATTGCGTCACGGGCATCATGTCCTGTGACACTTCGGGTTCTCAGACTTTCCAACAGACCCCAAAAAGCCGGCCAAGGGTTAGGCCTGCCTGTCAGCCCCTCGGTCTCTGGCACTTGACGCACACCAAACACATGGAAGGGGTTGTAGGCTTCATAGCAGTTAAACAAGAAACATTGAGCATTGGCACTGCCCAGCTTGGCGGCCATGAGTGCTTTTTCAATTACTTTTTCTTTGTGTATCCTGCTGTCACTGCTTTCGAGATCTCGTATCCAGTCTGCGGCCAACTTTAGTCCTTCAAACTTGACATCTTGCATGTCTATCATTATTTACTAGCTCCCAGTCGATACAAATGTTGATAGATTAGTTGGCTTGTAGAGTGTATTGTCCAATCACAGCACCGGGTTTTTTCAAGGCCTCGGCTCGGCGTGCCTTGTATTCTTCATTGTTGACCTGTACAAGACCAATAGTGCTTTCTGTGCCGTCGGGCTGGATCACACTGATTGTTTCAGACTTTTTGTCTGTGGCTGGTGCCCGGTTTTGTTCTTTGGTCACGTTGTCTAATTCTTTAAATGCTTCGGGCGCTCGCGCCGCGGCATCCTTGGCCGACTTCATGACATTCTTGTCGCCGATGGGCAGGGCTACCAATACATAGGTACGGATACGATTGCCTTCAGACACATGTTTCATTTCCACGGTTTCTACACCAGTGATGTCCACATCAGGGCACATGCTACGCAAGGCCATTTCGCTTTGGTCAGTGCTGGAGTCTCCGCTGTCACTTCTAAACATTTTGACCTGGCTACGCACTTTGCCCCCGGCGGCTGTGCAAATCTTGGCATAGGCCATGCTCTTGGCCTTGATGTCAGCAAAGGCAAAGTCTCCGCTGGTGGCCGTGCCATTTTCAAACACATACCCAGCGGCCTTGGGCAACTTGCTCATCCAAGGCGGTGCTTCTCTAACAGCTGACGCCATCTGTGCAGATTGGAGTCCATTGTCAGAGCTGAATTGTCGACTGTAGTTTGGTGCTGAGCTACAGGCACTCAGAGCCAAAGTGATACCGGTTACGATTGCTAATTTTTTCATTTTCTACCTCTTCTTAGAGTTGCGATTGTTAAAGTATAGCACAAATATTACCATTTGTCAACTACACGCCATTGTGAACCATGCGACAAGCATATGATGCCTTGATACTGCCCAAGATCCTGTTTGCGATATGTGGGCTCAATGAACCAACGGCACTGGGCACCAAGATATCTAAAGGTCTTGGGAAAGTTTGGATGGACTCGGACTTCGCTTTCACGCACAGTGTCGCCAATCCTGACATTACGGACCTGTATTTCTGGACGCTCATCGCAGACCATGTTGGTTTCTACAGTGAGATTTTTGGCCTGAAAACGGCTCAGGATCTGTACCCTGCCAGAATCCATGGCCTGGCGACACAGCTCGGTTTCGGTCACTGTTCTGGGTGCAGTTTTTTCACCTTCGCCCGAAATCCACTCGTTGTCGATCAAGGCCCTGAATGTGACTATACATTTGTGATGTGTGTTTGACACAGGCACTGACAAGGTCTGCACATCAGTGATCCTGGCAATGCTGGCCTGTTGTTGTGTGGTCATGGCCTGGCGCACATAACACTGGGCCATGACAGAGTTGGTCACGGCCAACCCCAAGATCAACGCTGTAGTGCGGAGCATGATGCTCTTAGACTCCATAGGTTATTTTTTAAACGAGTGTAATATTGACGATAAGGTTGGGTGAGTTGGCCAGGATTGGCACCAAAATAGGCATGGAATTCGTCTATGCGTGATTTCAAATAGGCAACCTGAGCCTGTGCTTGACCGCAATCAGGTTTTAGGTTATCAAAATCCGAGATGTCGTAACCGGGCTTGATAGGTTGCGAAGCACAGCCACTTATCAGCAAAGTAATTACACAGGCGGCTGTAAATCTCATGACTGTTGTTTGACTTGTTGATGGCGGTATTCTCTTTTGAGCCAATACTTATACATGCGGAAATAAGTTGCCGCATCGCAGGTAGGGAAACCATAAGCATTGGCTTCATCCTTGTGATCCATGTAGATACCTTGTAACCAAATCTGGAAAGGGCTATCGGGTCGTTTCATTGTTTCACCATGAACTGTTATAAAATACACGCAGACCTAAAAATAGTTCTGCCCTAGCGTTTTTGGCAAATTCCAAATCCTGCGATCTATAATACTCGCTGGCATCATCACCAAAAAAGAATCCGCGAGTCTCAGGCAGTATTCCTACCAGGATGTCCTGTTCCAAGCGATCAATGTCCTCACGAAACAGTTCTAGTTCTATGCCGTTGAATACCTGTTCCGGATGTTGCAGACCTGGTTTCTGTCGGCTCTGCCACAACTGTTCCATCCAACCATGCAGATGCGGATGCTTGCGCCAGTAGGCTATTTCCACAGGACGGCTCAAACGAGGGTTTACAAATTCATTGAGATCCTGATCCAACTCGGCATCAGCCCACCATTCAGAACTTTGTCCTGGACGACTGGCAGTGTAGGCATACATGTCAAGACCCATTACTCCATCTCCATGATCCGCTTGATTGCGGCTGTGGCTTCTGGAAATCCCTGGCGTTCACGACTACTTACCACGGCTTCAATCAATTCCATCTGTGTTTCATGCAAGCCACCCACAAAGGTCATGATCTGATCACGGGTCAAGGTTTGCTTGATGTTATACAATATTTGTTGTTTGCGATTGTCGCTGGGAGGATCTTTAAAATCGTCTTGGTACATCATGTAGGATCCAGATCATAGTCTTGGGCAAAGATACGAGCCACATCTTCCTGGGTTACATAATCTTTGAAGTAGATGTAAGTTTCCGCCTGGGTGCGGCCAAGTGCCTGCCACTCCATGATTTCGATTTCTATGTCTTTGAAGAATCCCATTACACGACCTCCCCAGCATAGCGACTGTGCATCCGGCCAAGAAACTCTGCATCAGCGTCGGCACACCATTCAGCATATTCCCGTGGATCGACGACTTCGGGTTCATCTTCAACGACCCATCCGGCCTCACGCAATTCTGCACGACCCGATTCGGTATTCTTCATGGCATCCAAGGCGGCATGGATACCATTGATCTGTGCTACCAAAAAACCACGATCACGCCACTGCTCTGGTGTGGCACCACGTGGGCGCCACCCGTGGAAATCCTTGTGGAAATCGCTGTAGTAGCTCTGCAATTCATCCACTGATAAGTCTGCAAAATCGCTGTGTGCCATTGTATCGCTCCTTTAGTGTGTATAATACTATTATAACAAATGGGCCTTTTCTGGTCAATCCCACGACTTTTTGTTGCCATACTTCTCGTTCCAATCGTAACCGGCCAAATACTCCTCAATTTCAGCGGCATTGAGTTCTGTGACCTTGTTACCATGCCCTGTGCCTTCGGGCCAGTAGTGTGGATCACAGGGACGGCCATAGTATGAATCTGCACTGCCACGATCAAATAAACCACCATGGAGTTTGCGATCAAACTGTTCGCCACGCAGGGCCTGGACGATCTTTTCTTGTTCTGTGGGTTCTAACATTCCTATATACATTGTTGCTCCTAATTTTTAACTATACATACATTATAACCGAAATATCATTAATGGTCAACCATTGTCCCGGACTTAGGATTTATTGGTTAGTGTTCACTAACCTACCCTGGTTGGCGCCGGCGTTGAATATGACATAGTCAACACGATGCCGCTCCAACCATGTGGTCAGATAAGCGGCATTTTCTGGTAGTTGATGTTGTAAGATTGCTACTGGTCGCATCTGGGTATTTAACCCAGATTGGCACCATTATTTTTTGATCAAAGCCCACTGCTCGCTACGGATACGATCTGTGACTGCCTTGGGCAGGGGAACATAGTCTAGATCAAGAGCACTCTTGCCACCCTTGTCCCAGGCATAAGCAAAGAACTTGAGAACTTCTTGTGTGGCTTTGACGTCCTTGGGTTCACGATATACCAACACAAACGTGGCACCTGTGATGGGCCAAGCATCAGCACCCCGTTGATTCACCAGGCTGATGCCCATGCCTGGAGTCTTGAACCATTCAGCATCCCGGGCAGCCGCGGCAAAAGTCGTGTCATCTGGTTGCACATATCGTCCATCACGATTCTGCATCTTCACGTGAGGAATGTTGTTTTTCTTGGCATAGGCATATTCCACATAACCTATGGAACCTTTGACACGGTTGACCACAGCGGCCACACCTTCGTTGCCTTTGCCGCCCACGGCTGTGGCTGGAATCCATTTTACAGCGGCACCTTTGCCCATGCGTTCAGCCCAGGTCTTTGACACTTCGTTCAAGTAGTCGGTAAAGATGAATGTTGTTCCACTTCCATCAGCACGATGCACCACGGTAATGGCCTGATCAGGCAAGGTCTTGCCAGGATTCAAGGCTGCAATTCGAGCATCGTTCCATTTAGATATAGTTCCAAGATAGATATCTGCCAAGACTGCGCCTGTGATCTGTAGTTCACCAGGTTTAAAACCATCAAGGTTTATGATAGGAACCACACCGCCTAGGACGGTAGGAAACTGGATCAAGCCGGCCTGGGCTAGATCTGCTACATTCATGGGTGCGTCGGTGGCACCAAAGTGAACTGTGCCGGCACGGATCTGCTTGATACCACCCGAGCTACCAATGCTCTGATAGTTGAGCTTGACACCGGTGATTTTTTGATAATCCACTGACCATTGCGAGTAGATGGGAAATGGGAATGTGGCACCTGCTCCTGTGATTTCGGTGGCAGACACTGTAGTCGCTAATACAGTCAATACAGCGGCTAAAAACTTTTTCATTGGATCTCCTTGATAGTTGTTGTGCGAAGGCACACTTTTACTTAATTACAATTTTGTTACAGTTTTATGACATGTCCGGTTACGGCTCCGGCGACACCTGATCATTGTGCCCGATTTGCTTCTACTAGATTGTCACGGAATATGCGCCAGCATTTGTCCCAGGTCCAACGCAGGCTGGCCAGTTCTACTTGATCGCGATCCAGAGTGAAACAGCGTTCCACAGCATGGGACAAATTCCAGTCTAGATATCCTGTTACACCAGATTCTACTATGTCTATGGGCCCAGGCACAGGATATGCTGCCACCGGAGTGCCGCAGGCCAGGGCTTCGATGTTGACCACACCAAAGGTATCAGCTCGACTGGTGAACACAAACACATCAGCCTGTGCATAGTAACTGGCCAGTTCCAGACCACGTTGTGCGCCCACAAATTTCACCGTGGGGTATCTGCGTTCTAGTTCGGCTCGATAAGGACCATCGCCTACTACGATTTTTTCACACCATGGCATGTCCAGCCGACAGAAATCATCCAGACCTTTTTCTTTTGACACACGTCCCACGCTGAGCAGCACGGGTCTAACATTGGAACCAGTTCGCAGACTGCTGGAGAAATAGGTGCGGTCCACACCGCGAGTCCAGACACAAAGATTCGAAAAACCACGATCGGTCAACTCGTGTTCGATGCTGGCAGTTGTGACCAACACACGTTGACTATTTTTATGAAACCAACGCAGATACCACCAGGTCCAAGACTCCGGAACATGATACATGCGTTTCAAAAACTTGGCAAAGTCCGTGTGGTAACTTGTATTGTAAGGAATATGGTTACGTTCGCACCACCAGCGGGCGAAAAAACCTACCGGACCTTCCGTAGCGATGTGTATAAAGTCTGGACGTAGCGCCTTAATTTTTTTACTGATACCGTGCGGCCACGACAAGCGAACTTCAGCATAACCAGGGCAAGCAACATTAGGGAACTGAGAGGGATCAACATAAACAACACGATAACCGTCACGGTCAGCGCAATCTTCCAGGTTCCGGAAAGTTGTGACCACACCGTTGATTTGACCGGGCACATTGTCAGTTATGATCAGGATCGTTTTTGACATTGTGTGACTACCTTGAAACTGTCAAACTTGAGCCAATAGGCCACTGTGGCCTGTGCTCGCACGCATTCTGCTTCGGTGGCGAACTCAATGCTTGCTCTTCCGGGCACGTCTTGGGGATTGTTCACGTGAACTGCTATCAACATCAGCAACCACATCATCTGTCTCCTTGGTCCATGTAACTATTTCCCACCTTCCATCATGATGTTCAACCAGGGCAGTCATTGACTCTACCCAGTCGCCATCGTTCATGTAGGCAACACCATCTATGTCGCGGATTTCTGCATGATGTATGTGTCCGCAGATCACTCCATCAAATCCACGCTTCTTGCAGTATGCGGCCAAGTTGCGTTCAAACTGAAACACAAAGTCCACGGCTTTTTTCACACGATACTTTAAAAATTTGCTCAAACTCCAGTAGCCAAATCCCAGCCTATGACGTAGCCAGTTGAATCTGCTGTTCAAGTTCAGCACAAAATCATACAGCCTATCACCCAAGAAACTCAGCCAAGGTGTGATCCTTGTGATGCCATCAAACAGGTCGCCGTGTGTGACCAGATAGTGGCGTCCGTCCAGACCTATGTGTTCGGCTTGATTGACCACTTCCACCATGCCAAATCCTATGCCATAGGGTATGAGTGGTCTGAGAAATTCGTCATGATTGCCAGCAACATAGATAACACGTGTGCCACGCTTGGCATGACCCAACACTCTACGGATCACATTGGTATGGCTCTGTTTCCAACGCCATTTGTTCTGTTGTATCTTCCAGGCATCGATGATGTCACCCACAAGATAAAGTGTTTCGCAGGTGTGGTGTTTGAGAAAGTTGTTGAGTTGCTCAGCCTTGCAGTCCTTGGTACCAAGGTGCACATCTGAAATGAATATTGATCTGTAAGTGCGGCCTGTCATACATTATTTACAGGCCCGTGTGTTACAGTTGTGTTACGAAAAAACAAACCCTGCCTTAGGCAGGGTTTGGATTGAAAAGTGTAAAGATTACTTCTTTTCAGCTGGCTTAGCAGCAGGAGCAGCTGGTTTAGCGGCTTCTTTCTTTGGCTCTTCTTTCTTTGCTGGAGCCGTTTGAGCGGCTACTGATAATGCAAATGCGGATGCTACGATTGCGAGTAATGCTTTCATGGTATTTCCTTTCGAAAGTTAATAAATGATCGGAGAATCCGACCATCTACTTATTTAACGCCTTAGTAGTTCTACGGGTTGATTTTTTTGGTTAATTTGATGTGTTGGGCGTTGCCGGAACCACTGCATTGGTTTGTATTCCGGCCTGCGTGAGTGCGGCCTGATTAACGCCTTCTCTCAATGTGGCAACAACAGCCTGCCCAGTGAAAGTATCTATATTGGCCACGCCGGTCCAAAACTCAGACATGCCACCTGGTTCTGTTTGTTGACCATAAGAGGGCAAATTGTAAATCAAACTATAAACTGTGGGTCCATTGTTAGCCACAAGATTTGCAAAATCAATCTGTATGGCTGCTTGCAGTTGTTGTTCTTTTTGCACCTGAGAGGCCATGGAACTGAAATTGGAATTCATAATGGACACTTGTGAACTGTTGTTGGAGGCAATATTGGCTATTTCAATTACTGCCACTGGAATCAACCCCGCACCAGTGGGCGGTGTGTCGCCGCCGGAACCAGTGAAGGCTGCTTCGGCTGCATTTACCAACACATTACCCATACCGTCAGTTGTGGCTGTGTATACACCGGCCGCTGGTTGACCACCAGGTATGGTCACCGGCCCCGCTACCGGATCACCGTAAACGTTACCTACCACGCTGTCCATGGTTTGATACACTGAGGTCAAATATGTCACATTGGTATTGGCCAAGGTCGCGACAGTATTGGCAAAATATTCCGCCACTTGATATCCAGCCGCTATGCCCAACACATCACAAATCACTATTTGTTGTCCGTCTGTTCCGGCTATGTTTGACAGATAATTGGCCACTGAACTTGGCACTGCTTGTGTCAAACTTGAAATTTGATTGAGATTGGCCGTGGTTTGTAAACGACTTACTGCATTGACCAACACCGGTAAAGTCATGTTTGTAATGCCGCTGATTTGTTGCAGGCTCGTGGCTAGGGCTTTGGCCGCCAAAGCCTGATCTGCAGGCACTATCTGACTGAGTCTATCGTAGGCTATCATACCAGGTTGCTGATCACGTATGGTGGTAACTGATTGATCAAATCAGTGTTGACTGAACCAGTGGAGTTCGTATAAATCAGCGCAGGTCCATTGGCGGTGGGTGCTGTGAGAGTCTGAAAACTATTGGGAAACAGTTTCAAAGGATTTAACAAATCAGCCATGGTCTCAATGCCCATAGTGGTCACATTCAGAACTGACAAGATCTGACTCAAAGTATCACCAGTGATCGTTGTCATGGCCCGATACATGAGTCTTTGTGTGCTATCTATAACTGTAACTGTAGGGTTAGTCAAATTAAGAACAATTTCTTGAGAGATTCCTGCTACAACAAATGCCACACTGAGTGTAGGAATGGTTCCGGTGACAGCATACAATTGCTGGACCAAGGACAATGGACTGCCAAAATTTCCCAGATCCTTTAAGTTGATCAAACGGCCTAATCTGACAAGATCATAACCAAAAGCACCAATGTCGGATGATATTGATGAAACACCACCTGTGATCATGTTGTTCATGTTGGTAAAAGTGTTACCAAGATAGGTTTGAGAATTTACTGCGCTGTTGATAAAGGTGCTGGTCTGGCCTGTGTATCCTTGTGCTTGATTCACGGCCTGAGTCAGTTTGCTGACATTGTTGCTGCAAATATCAACCTGTGCTTGGGCCAAAACCACATCAGTCATTTGAACTCCAAGGCCGCTGTATGTCGGCGGTAGACTGTTGCTCAGTGCGGAACAGGTATTGGCGGCCAAAGTATCCAAACTGCTTATAGTGTTGGCCGAAAGTATATTGCCTGTGCTACCTGCATCAATGGTATCAAGAAATGGAGATATTAATGCTGTGTTTTCATAATCTGATATGCTGGCCAATAAGTTGGCATTAATGGATATGCCTTGATTTTGTAGTAATCCTGCTGCCGCATTGAGTTGTAGTGCTGTCAGTGATCCAGTGGCCATGATTATCCTATAACAACATCAGGGCTACCGCCAGAACGGGGATGTCCGCATGTGTCAATATCATTGGTCAAGATCAAGGGCACACCATTTACCAAAATCGATGATGTGGCCTGGGTTTTGGCATTGCAGTGAGTAGGCGGACAACCACGTCGACCACAACAAGGATGGGCACTTACTGAGGCTCCTTGTATGGCTATGGCTCGTCCATTGACCAACACCGAAGAATCACCATTCAAGATAACTCCTCCGGCGCTGTTTTGATCTCCTACACGTTGAACCGCTGGCACATGTTATCCCATCAAAATTTTGCTGTTTCTAACTGGTTTGATCCCAGTGGTAGCTTCTACATAACTGTCTTGCACTTCGTCTCTACTTGATGCTATCAGACTGACTTGATTTTTATTTACCGTTACAGATTTGTCAGGATTTGCCGTGAACAGGGCGAAAATCATCTGTATGCCTTCTCTGCCAGGCACTACTGTGAGTGGCCTGCTGATGGTGTAGGACGTGTCGTCTTCTGCGGTGATTTTTGCCACTATTTCGTCGCCATTGGCGATCTTGAGAGTGTAAACCTGATCTAGTTCTAGTTTCATGCTATCCTTTAAAATGTTTGCGTAGTTCTGTAAACCCGCCAATCAACTGCTGATCTATAAAAATCTGCGGCACCGTGCGGGCATCCGGCACTGCTTCCAACAACTGTTCACGAGTGTATCCGTGTCCAATTTTTTTCTCTTCAAATTCTATACCTCGTTGCGTCAATAATGCTTTGGCTTGATCACAAAAAGGACACGTATCTTTTGACCATATCACTGCTTTCATTTTTTTATCTCCTTGTTGCGATTATAGTTGAGGCAATGCATTGTAGTCAAGCTGATCTGACATGACTCCAATAACATAGTTGGTTGATTCGTTTTCCTGCAAGGCAGTTTGTTTGTTTGATGTGTTCACATGCTTCATGAACCAAGGTATGGGTGTGGTCCTAGGGGCAGACGCTTGATATTTGATGCCAATGTCTTTGAGTGCGTTGACGGCAGTATAATCAACAAAGTCACGAAGAATGTTGGCATTGAGGCCAATCACCGGGCCTTTCTTGAACAGGTAATCTGCCCAGGCTTTTTCCTCACGGATCACATCTGCATACATGGCATACACTTCGGCTTCGCATTCCTGTTTGGCACGGGCAAATCTTGGATCTTCTTTGACCACTTGGTTGATAATCCAGGCTGTCCAATCCCGATGCAGGATCTCATCTTGTAGAATCAACTGAATAATATTGCCATTGCCAATAAACATGCGATTCTCCACCATAGCCAGGCTGGTGGCGAATGATACCATAAAGCGGAAGGCTTCAAGACCGTAGCTGGCATTGAGTGCCAACCAGATGGCCTTGATGTGTTCGTATTCATCAAATTTTTCTTCAAGCTCCTTGCGGCAGTTGATCATGTGCAGGCGGTCATAGTAGAGTCCAATAGTCGACGCCATGTCCACAATCTCTGCGGTGTCATGGATCTTGTTGAACTCTTCCTTGGGCACGTTGTAGATGTTGCGTATGATATGACTGTAGCTACGACTGTGGATGTTGGTTTCAAAGAATCCCCAGTTAAGCATGAGAGCTTCTAGCTCAGGAATACTGACCACAGGTGTAAAAACTTGTGTGGGTCCACGACCTTGTAGGCTGTCCAAGGCAGTCTGGCGCAGGAGATTTGAAGTAAAGATATGGCGCACCGTATCACTGGATTCTTTGAAGTCTGCGGCATCTTTGGTCAAACTGATTTCCTCGGGCACCCAAAAAAATCCACGTGCCTCTTGTTCAAATTTTACAATTTTAGGATACTTGACTTCTTCAAAGCGTTGAATAGTCACTGGGCCTGCTGGGTCCAGAAACATCTTGCGATTGAGATAATCAGTCTGGGTGTTTAAGTTGTATTGTGCTTGACTCATAATTGTTCTCTTTTGTTGTTATATTTAATGACGTTTGATTGGACTCGTGCTGGAAGGTCCACGTCTTGGATTTAATGTGACTAGATCCCGGGAATAAAAAAACCAAGGCACCACCAAATCCCCCAAATGTTTGTCTACTGCTTGTGCTCCGTGTTGTCTAGCATGATCAATCAAACGTTGTGCTTGATTAGGAGTCAGTGTGTAGGCATGAGCTCCTTTGCTCCATCGACCAAATGCCGGATTCACTTTGCACTCGGCTGTGTTGAAAAGTTTCACCACACCATTAGAAATATCTAAATCGTCTGGCCATATGTCATTGACCACTGCATCGTGTTCCATGATCACTATAGGTTCATTAGACTCCACGCAATGATTCCACAAAGCCCAATGCGAATGCCAACATCCTTGTGCTCCGGGTCTACGTGGCATTTTTCCTTGTTCGTTCATGCTGACTCTTATTTTTTTCCAATGTTCCTGTGTGATTCTGTGTCCATCTATTGCACTGACTTTAGTAAAATTCCATGCATGCAATCTTAGGCTTTTGACACAATCATCAAACACCAGAGAAGACTCGTGCGTGATGACATGGCAATGCGGTTGTTTCATTATAATTTACACGCTTCACAATCTTCCTCAACCATGTCAACGTCTATTTTGGCCAGTTCGGCTACATCCTCATCTTGTGCCTTTGATCCTTGTTTGTTGATCAGGCTGTAGTAGAAAGTCTTTAATCCCCAGCGATGCGCCAACATGAGATTCTTGGCAATCAAGGTAGTTGGCACCTTGCGGTCGGCAAAGTGTGCAGGATTGTAGAATGTGTTGGTGCTGATACTTTGATCCACGTAGGCTGCCAACACTGCCGCGGTCTTGATGTAGCCCACACAGTCAGGCTGATCCCACATGAGCTGATACCGGTTTTTAAGTTTGTTGTATTCTGGAACCACCTGGATCAGGCTACCAGCTTTACTTTCCTTGACTGTGATCAGGCTCATGGGCATCTCAATGCCATTGGTCGAATTGATCACAACACTGCTTGATTCCACAGGAGCGATAGCCATGAGTGTGGCGTTGCGCACTCCGTATACTTTGATTTGTTCACGAAGACGTTCCCAATCCAATTCTGGTTTAAAGCTGGTCAACTCATTGACAGCTTTGGCTCGTAGCTCCCAGGGAAACACACCTTGACCGTAACGGGTAAGACCGCTGTGACTGCAAGGACCACGCTCTCGGGCAAGTTCTATAGTTGCTTCGGTCAGATAGTAGGCCTGATGTTCCATCCAGGTCTTGACTTCGGCCAAGGCATCTTTGTCTCCATACTTTAATCCACGCTTGGCATGCCAGTAGGCCAGGTTTGTGACACCAATGCCCAAGGGCTGGATCTCTTGGTTGCTGAGCATGCTCTGGATGCTCAAAAAGTCTTGATAGTCCAGTATATTACATAGACTGCGCTGCAGTATGCGGCAAGCCCGACGCATGTCTTCTGGATTACGGAACGCACCCCAGTTGATTGATCCCAGCGTGCATAAAGCAATACGGCCAGCATCGTCATCCAAGCGGCGAAAGGGCTTAGTAGGTAATAGAATTTCACAGCATAAATTTGACTGATAGATGGTATGATACTCAGGATCAAAGGGTCCCTGGTTCATGACATTGTCGATAAACACCAAGTAGATACGACCTGTGTCAGTTCTCTCCTTAAGTATGCCGCCTTTGAAAACTTCTTCGGCACTCATGACCTTTTTACGAAGATCACGTTTACGTTCATACTTCACATACAGTTCTTCAAACTTTTTTGTATCTTTGTAAAATGCTTCATACAGATCTGGCACCTCATTAGGATCAAAGAACGTAATCTGTTCCTTGTTCTTAAAACGCCGCCAAAAGAACGATGACAGTACCACTCCGTAATCCATGTGTCGGACTCGTGTTTCTTCAGTGCCTTGATTGTTCTTGAGCACAATGAGATCATCAAATTGATAATGCCAGATAGGATAGAACACAGTAGCACTTGCATTACGGATACCTCCTTGGCTGCATGAGCGCAAATCTCCAAACCATTTTTTAAGAAATGGAATCATGCCGGTGTGCATGACTTCACCACCGCGAATGGCGGAACCCAGTGGACGCAGGCGACCAACCTCCAAGCCGATGCCGGCTCGCTTGGCCGCATACTTGGCCATCATCTCCCCACTAGCAAATATGCTATCCAGATCGTCGTCACTGCGGATAAGCACACAACTGCTAAACTGTTTAGTTGGAGTGCCAAGACCAGCCAGCACAGGTGTAGCAAGAGTAAATAGACCATCGCTCGCACAGTTGTAATACTCGCGGATGAGACGCATACGTGCCGATCCAGGTTCTTCCTTATGAAAGACCGTAGCGGCCGCGACCATATACCTAACTTGTGGAGTCTCATAGATCTCCTTCGTAGCGCGATTGCGTACAAGATACTTCTCAATAAGTTGTTCAATGGCTGCATAACTGTATTCCTCATCTTTGTCATGATCGATGATATCGTTCATGCGGTTCCAATCTTCTTCAGTATACCAGTGCAACAGTTCTGGAGTGTAAAGACCCACTTCTACATTTCGTTTGACAATTTCATACAAATGCGGAGGCTGGTAGCTACCATATACGTCTTTGCGTAACATACTTAATCTTTGTTTGCCGGCCACATATTGATAGTTGGTGTGGCCCACGTCAGGATTGGCCTCTACATCAATCAAGTCTACAATGGCTCGCAAGGTGATGCCATCAATTTCTTGGGTAGTGATGCCATCATAAAAATGCAACTGTGCTTTGATTTCTATCATGCTCTGACTGACGTCAGCTATGCCTTGACAAACTTTGGCCACCTGTGCCTGCCATTTTTCAATGTGCAATGGCTCGCGTTGTCCGCTTCTCTTTACTACTATAATTTGCGTCATGTGTCTCGTTCTAAATTATTTGGTATTGCTGGCACTGCCGTTTGATTTTTTCTGCTAGGTTGGTATTTACAATACTATCAGATTCCCAATTAAGTATATATTTTTCTTTGGACACGCGGACTAAATTATATCCAGATTCTGTCAAAATTAGGTCTACTGGGGCCAAGTCTGCACGGTCCAACAAAGTTATAGTATACAGGATTCCCAAGCCTCTTGCAAGTTCACAATAGATGTTGTCGTTCAAAAGTTGCCAAGGATCTGGCCAGTTGTCTTGATCATCCCAATGTAGATAGTAAGGTCGCCAGGGTGCTCTAAACCACCATTGATTTATTTGAAACAACGCAGATTCGCAAGGAATTTCTTTGGTGACCAACCGTAATTGGTTCCAGCTTGTCAATCGGGCGACAAAGGTGTCAGGCCAAATCAAGACAAATAGTTGATAGAATAAAGCATGGTGCCAGGAATTCCAATGTCATTGGTAGTATAGCTTACTGTGATTGTATTGGATACCTGAGAAACATTGATCGTCAAACCGGGGTCACTGTTTTGAACATAGTCATCACTGTAATTCAAATCTCCGGTGCTGTCACCGGTTGATGCTGATACTACTAAGGTGCCTGTGCGTATGGCAGTTCCACGTGTAACGGTATAATTCAACGAAAATGCCGAAATCTTGTCAGAGTCTATGGTAAAGATAGTTTGTGTGTCATCGTTGATCAGATTTTGAACCAAACCACTTTTCCTGGTATAGGTTCCCATTTCAATGGCGGCGCCATTGTCGGTAGCGATGCTGACGGTGTTGTTCAGATTGATTCTGGGATAAGTTACAGCAAATAGATCACTGCGTTGAAACATGTCACTGATACTGACATTGTTGTTGCCTTGTATTTCGATGATACTGGCAAGAGGAGATCCAACAAAACCATTGGCTACATCGTAGAACATGTTGTGTCCTGAAGCATTCAGCGACACATCGCCGAAAATTATACCTTCGGCATAGATCAAATCAAACATGTTACCCATGATTTTGGTACCAGTAGGACCATTTAATACTAGAGCACCGGTGCCCAACACAATACCTTGATACAGACTACCTAGATAACAATTACGAACAATCACATTCTGAGTCCGATAATCATTGTTCATGGCCCAGACCAAGGAATAAAATTGACAATTGTCAAAAACTATCTGGAGTATGGGCAATACTCCTGTGCCAGTAAAACTTATACCGATACTGCCATTGGTGTCTGTGTCAAGTTGTTCAATGGGTGATGCACCAGTGAAACTCACATTGGCAAATTCCATGGTGTTGGCTGACTCGATCAGGAACACACTGCCAGTGACATCATTGTGCAAAAACCCCATGTTTGAAATAGTGATATTTTGTGGTGGAGTGGCTCCTGCGTTGCCTATGTTGGCTCCTGTGGCCTGATTGCTGTCGGCCGTGACTGCCACATAATCTGTGATTCCGTCGTCCATGGCTATGACCGATCCTTGTGATCCTTCCCCCCAAAGAGTTGCATAAGGAGGAATTTTGATAGCACTGGTTACACGATACACACCAGCCGGGAAAAACAAACCGCGCCTGATCTGTGGATTTGTTTCTCTACAATACAGTTGATACAAGGCTCTATTGATAGCTTCGGTGTCATCGGTTACTCCGTCACCTACTGCCCCAAAGTCTTTTACTGTAGCAAACTGATCCAACCAGCTTTGTAGACTTTGAGTCACCGGCTCATCGGTGGTGGGTCCTGTTTGTACTATATAACCGGCAGCTTCGCCTTTGTAGGTATATGTGTTGGTAAAGTTTAAAATATCACTGAATTCTGTCAGGATTTCTGTGTTGCCAATCACTGGAGCACCTTCTTCAAGCGTGCCGTTACCTATGTAGAGCTGACGTGTGTCTATGCTCCATCCTAGTTCCGCGCCTGACAATTGCGGAAGATTTTCTGCCAAACCTTTGCGATTTGTTATCTGAGATATTTGTACAATAGCCACTTGAGTCGTCCTTGAATTCTATACAGTATTTAGCTGGTTTAGGCTAGCATGTAATAGTGCTCTAATCTGCGCCACCAGGCATCGACCCAGTGGTCAAAATCCGCGTTTTCCAGCACGAATTCTTGATATTCAGGGCGAGCCATAGGACGACCTTGTGCGTCTACCGGTGGTTTCACGCACATTAAGACCACACCTTTGCGTATGTTTGTGCCATACACTTCGTTATGGGCCAGAGCATAGGCTGCTAACTGCAGGAAATAGTCTTCAATCCACTCTCTGCGTTTGGGTTTGTTGGTTTGCTTGTAATCCAAGATACTTTCTTCTTTCATGTGTATGCCTGCTCCATCGCTGGTTCCTGCATACAGTTTGGGAAAATACAAAGGTATTTCTACGCCCCAGAATTCCTGCACATTTTTAAGTCCGTCTTCAATCACGGTTTGGGCCATGGCATGACTGGCCCAACCAAAAGGATTTGATCCTTTTTCACGCAATTCACCGGTTTTGACATAGTGTTCAAGATAGGTGTGCATTCTTGTGCCGCGATTGGCAGCTTCTGTGGTGATCTGTTGTGCTTGTGCGTGACCTACTCTGCGTTTCCACTCGTTTAGAGCTTGTTTCTTTTCCTCGGGCTTGGTTCGATCTAGTATGGTAGTAACACTGGGTAACTTGCCGCCAGGTGTGTCGTAGAGGCGGCAACCGTCTTCTGTGACCCGATTCAAGGGTTGATAATCAAATTTGGAGTTTAACAAACTAGACCCGGAAACTTTCTCCGCATCCACAGCGGTCTTTTTCTAAAGGGTTGTTAAATTCAAAACCTTCGTTTAGTCCTTGACGTACATAGTCTATTTCTAAACCTTCTAAATATACTGAGCTCTTAGGATCAACCACAATGACGAAATCTTTCATGTCATAGGTCATGTCATCGTCGGTGACTTGATCAACATATTCTAGCACGTAGGCCAAGCCACTGCATCCAGTGGTACGCACACCAAGACGTATGCCCAATCCTTGCCCTCTGCGTTGTAAATTTTCAACTATTTTTTTTGTAGCTGTGTCAGTTGCTGTAATCACTGTGGATGTTTTTTTCTATAATCTTCTATGGCCGCCTTAATAGCGTCTTCCGCAAGGATACTGCAATGGATCTTAACTGGCGGTAGCGCGAGTTCTTCAGCGATGTCACTGTTCTTAATTGATCCAGCCTGCTCAAGCGTTTTTCCTTTGACCCACTCCGTGACGAGACTGCTACTCGCGATCGCCGACCCACACCCGTATGTTTTGAATTTCGCATCTCGTATGATCCCATCTTCTACCCTTATTTGCAGTTTCATGACATCACCGCAGGCCGGAGCTCCCACCATGCCGGTGCCCACATTGACATCGCCCGTATCCATTTTGCCCACGTTTCTGGGATTCTCATAGTGATCAATAACTTTGTCAGAATAAGCCATATATTATATATCTCCTTAATGATTTGTGATTGCCAGAGTTTTCGCAAGTCCACTAAATTGCTGACGTGTGCGATGTTCCAGTTTCTCCAATATAACAGGTATTTGAGCTATGTTATGATTAAACCTATGTTCGTGTTTTTTCCATAAAGATTTAATCAAATCTGGGTCCATCAGCAAGTCTTGATTAAGATCAAACACTGCCTTGAGTCTTAGGTATGGATCTTCTATGCTGTCATATGAGTGATCCAACACATCCGCAAACATGTCGAAACCTATGTCTTCTAGGTATTTAACACCTCCTTTGCTGGTTAAAGTAAGTGGAAAATTCCTGCTGTAGAATTGATGACAATTTTTTTCGCTGAATGAATTAATGGGATCATTGAAGCTAGTAGATGCTATAATTTCCAAAAAACTATGTTGATATTTTTTTAATAGGTGAGTGTTCCAATTACCTACATTATCATTGTATCGATTTTGGGTGAAATAAAAATCTTGAATCTCCTTGTTTATGTCTGGCCAGTGTATGATTTTCTGCCAACCTATGTCTAGAAATTTTCTTTCATCGGGAGTCATCTGAAAGGTCACATGATGATAAAAATGTTTGGCTTTTTCTGCAACTTCTTGTATCTTGTTGCTAACAGTCACATGGCAGAATTTATCTAAATTCTTGGCCAGCATGTAGCTCAGTGCAGTCAAACGCATAAAACTTGGCCCTCTATTCAAGTAGATGCAGGGTTTTTCAGACTCAAAATTTTTATGGTTGCTGATTTCTAGTTCATAATGATTATTTGCAAATCCTGGAGGAAGATCAATGAAATACATGTTAGGTTGCAAACAAAGTTTAGACAATCCATATATAGAAGTAAAAATTATGAATTTTGTATCAGGATACTGAGCGCACAAACTTTCCAGAAATGACAATCCCTCATAAGGTTGTCCGGGTTTCCAAGAATACCAATCAAATTCATTTAAACCACTAATTCCGTCAAAAACTACAAAATATACCACATCGGTAGTAAATTTATAACTGCTTAGTTCTTGTTCAATAGGTATTCCGGTGGTGACTCCCCAGGGATCATAATGAAAGGTATAACATTCCCCAGGAACGTTTACATTTTCCAAACATTGTTTTGCCAGATATTCATAATCAGGAATACTGCCGGGGGGTCTGGATATGAGTGTATACTTTATCATATAACTTATTATAACACATCTGGAATTGTTAACACAACCAACAACTGATTTACATCCGCCGTTTCATGGCCTGCTTGGCATTGGCATCGACCACGGCTCGAGCCTGGTCAACACTCATTCCGGTAGCGGCTTCAGTGTTACCTTTGAATCTAACCACACCAGAATTAGGTTCAAGTGGCTCCAGGATGTTGCTGAGAGGTTCCTGGCTGATAAGATCACCTAGATTGTCTGGAGTAACGTTAACTCCTAAACTTTTGGCAGCTTGAATGAAAGCGTCTTGACTGATCTGTTTGCGTGCTGATTCATCCTCAGCACGCCCTGACAGGAACTTGCTCAAGGCTGCAAGTTTTGATGTATCAGGTCGGTTTCCTGCAAACTCACGGATCAACATTATCTACGAGCACGGCCCAATGATGTACCTAGAGTTTCTGTGCCAGGTTCTTCAATTTCAGTGTCTGTTACTGAGATTTCTTCGCCTGGAGCGGGTAATTCAGCTGGCATCTCTGCACCCAAGTTGGCACCAGCTGTCATGTCGGCACCAGGAATGGTAGGGGCTTGTCCTGTGACCACACCCAAGGCGGCTTCTAACTGTGTCTTGGCGCCTTGTAAGTTCTGCAGGAGGCCTGCCAGAGCGGCTGTGGCATCGGTGTTGAACTGCATGGCCTGATCTGTGCCAACTTCGTTCTTGATCTGATCTACCAAGGCTGGCAGGTCTTTGAACTGCATGGCTGAAATTTGTTCGCTCATTTTCTGCACTTGATCAACCATGTCTTGACTGGCCAACACAACCTGTGCCTGTTGCACTTCCGACGCTTCTTTGAGTCGTTGACGAAGACTTCTACGACCTTCCATGGTAGGCATGTTCATGCCACGTTGTAGATCAGCTTTTTGTTTGTTGAGATCGGTAACCTGTTTTTCAATGTCACGGATTTGATCTTGTTTGTTGCGTTTGTCTTGGGCCACTCGCGCACTCTGCAGAGCCGCTTGTTTGCGTGGATCTACTGGCACTGTGGCAGGTGCCATGGCCTGTGTGGCCAGGGCCTGTTCCATGACCACCAATTTCAAATAAGCAGGATTTTGCTCACTGCTGTGGAACGCTGGAGTTCTACGATGTTCGGCTATCATGCCACGCACACGCTTGAGCATGCCACGAGCCTGCGGCGGGGTTATCTGGTCAAATTTGACGGTATTGCCAAAGTAGCTTTCAAATACCTTGGCGGCTTGTTTTGTTGGGTTGGCCACGGCCAATTCGTTGAGTTTCATCTTCAAATCCTCGTTGTTGAACATATTTAGCCCACTTGACACATTTGGTCAGTTGATTTTCCAAGTGTTTTTTGTGTATGATCTTGCTTTCCAGCTTGGCCAAAATGGTTTCGCGCAACACAGGATCACGGCTGCGATCACCAATGCCAGCTCTAGTGGCTATGTCGTGTGTCAAATAAGTCAATTTACGATCGGTTTCTAACAGTTCTCGGGCAGTGTTGTAGGCACAATGTTTGTCGGCTATGCACCAGCTCAGGGCTGAACGGGTAGAGCTAAATGTGCCCACTTCTGTGGCCGAGCAAAACACTGTATAACCTGTTTTTGACGGAGAGATCCTGTAGCGGTCAAATACTTCGTAGACGCCGTTGTCGTTTTGCCAGATCACATTGGGCATGAGATCGCGAAATTCCTGGCGGAACATGCGTTCAACATCTTGTTCTCGAATCATTTGAATACGTAGTTTGTGACCAGATATATCACAGCGGCCGACAGTGCACCAATCAGACCCACACCCCAGCCTATGAGTTGGTCTGTGCGTTTGTCGCTCATGCGTTGTATCATGTCATGCACTTCACGCAACAGTGTGTCCAAGTGGCCGATCTTGCCATCCACGTGCTCAAACCTGGCTTCCAGCTGGTTGTAGCGTTCAGCACACAGTTCCACGTGTGCTTCCAGGCTTTTCTTTTCAATTTCAGTGGCTTCACTCATAGTCAAGTATTTATGGCCATAGGTGCAAACCATATGTTTTGATCTGCACCCTGTGTGCGCAATACCGGAATCAAATCAGATCGATTGTCCAGGTCTAACAACATGGGGACTCCATCTGCATCAACCCGCAACACACTCACAGGGTCCTGGTTGTCTCCAAAAACACCATCCTGTTCGGTTTCAAATTCAAACATCCAGCTGATACCTTTGCTGTCTTGTATGGGATTGGTCAGATCAAACAACTGAGTGCGCAAACTCAAGATTTGTGTCAAGGTTTCCCAGTTGCGTTGCTGATTTCTGGAACGGTTCCACGATTCTTGATCAGTGATCAGATTGCCTGCTTGATCCTGAAAAGGCACACGTGTGGCACGAAAATGTCCTGTGGTTCCAGTGGCTGTGATATCAAACAGAGTTTGACAAACGTATTTCATGGTTGTTGCCGCCCTAGTTCATAGAGTATTTCGACCTGTTCACAGAGGCGATTCAATTCTTCGTTGTCTCGGCGTGCTTGGAATATGTCCACCCAACGTTTTTGCGCTTCTAGCTCAGCCAGTTCACGTTGCAGTGTAGGATCTTGCCAGTGTAATTCTCGATCCGTATGGCCAGGACGACGAGCATACACAGTGCGACCACCGTCGGGGCTTTCAAATATAGTGACTTCAGTGATTTTGCTGACCTGCATGATTGTATTTAACTATTGTAACAGAAGCTGGCACAAAGTCAATAAAAAAGCCCCTTGCGGGGCTTTTGGTATAATCGATGTTTTCGATTAGGATGCAGCCAACTTGAAACCCAAGCTCTGGCAAGAATCTAACTGGTAACCTGTGTAGGTAACGTTAGCAGCTGCCAAGAAGATTGTGGTGTCTGTGGTTGTGGGTGGGTTGGCTGTAGAGTCGCCAAAAGCACCTGTTGGGTAAATGCCGAAGCTGATTACACCAACACCACCAACTGTGTCAACTTGATACATTGCCACTGTGGCTGTGCGCTGGATGCCTTGGATAACGTTGGAAACGTATTCGTTGACATCTTGCTGTGAAGCAATAGAAACGTTTGCTACAACGCGATAAAAGTCTAACTTGGGACCAGCAAAGTTTACTGGTTGACCGACTGCTGTGGAATTAGCAGCAACAGGGTTGCGAACGTCGGTTGCAAATACTGGTTGTGCGCCACCAGATACGGGGGTAATATAAGCCATTTTGTTTCTCCTTAATATATGGTCACAATGGACCTACTTTTATTTATGAGATCTATCCAAAATGGCAGTTTAGGAAACCAATTCAGGGTTGTTTAGTATACGATTGCCGGCTGAAAAACCAAATCTATTGACCAACTTGGCTCGTCCTGCAGGTGTTGCCAACACCCATCCTTCGTGTCCAGGTTCCTGGCGATCCAGCTGTTGTAACATGTCCATCTTGATTTCATGCATCAGTAAAAAGGCACTGAATGCGGCCGTGATACCGTCCATGTTGCTTCGAGGACTCTGCAGATATTCAACAATATTGTTGTATTTGCGTGGACTTACATTTTTCTGTAACCATGCACCAAAATCCGGCAGTAAATTTTCATAGTCAGTTGTTATGCGGCTATTGATATAACGTTTGCACAAGGCCGGTAGATCGCTGATCTGTGCAGATCTCAATTCAGCTGGACTGAAAAGGCCATTGATATCAGCACCATGATTGGAAACTATGTTTTGCAGTTGACCCACTAATTTTTTATTCAAAGTCACATTGGTTATATCTTTGGCTGTAGGTTCTATCAATAACAATCCAGGCACAGAATTCATATCTAATCTTGTGATTGCTTGTGCAGGCGCATCTGCAGATTTATATCTAGTATGCACAGCTATGCCCACTTCACTGGCACCAATGGCCTGGCCCAGTCTGCTGTTGGCCGGTATGCGATATTCGACAAAATTAGGTTTGAACTCAAAATTGCCCGATATCTCTGGAGGGGTTTGTATATAAAGCAAATCGCCCAACACATATCCCCGGAAATTGTCGGGTGTAGAAGCTTCCAGCATGGGCCATAAACGCTCATATATGCCTATCAGATCTCCACGTTCACCGCCGCGCTGACTCATGATTCCAGCCAGCTGTGCCATGCTGGTGGCGCGCCCCGCATAACCTTTGGCCCCGAATCCACTTTTATCAGTTAAAACAAAATTGCCGTTTTCATCTCTTCCCCAGATGATGGCGGGTTTGCCGTCCCATTTGACCGTGGTGTGTTTTCTAGTGTCTGCAGCCGCATCACGCATGATTGCCATGGCATCTTGAATGCCACGTGTGCCACGATCAAACACCATGTCTTCTATGTGTGGAATCCTGGCCTCGGCTTCCATGATTGTGGTTTCGATCAAAGGTTGCATGCCTTGATTTACTATGCGGTCACGCAACTTTGACAAGAAATGAACATCTGAAACAGGTTGATAAATTTCTGCGCTTTCAAGGAATGGCAGTCCTTCACGCTTCATGTGTTCGCGGAAGTCGGCCAACTTGGCTTCACGTTCAGGATCCGTGCTAAGGGCTTGCAGTATGCTTTCCACTGATGCCAAGTCTTGGCGTGTGGCTGTCTTGTTCAACAACATCTTGGCCACAGCATCTGGATCATCACTGATGATCTCGTTGGTGTTGCGATCTGCTATTCCAGCGATCTGGTTCAACTTGTAACCCATGCTCTTGGCTATGCTGTTCATGAGCACGTTGCGCTCACGGCCTTTGTATCGGCTATCTGTGGGCATGGCACCCAGCACAAACTTTGACCAGGGCACATTTTGCAAGAACATGAAGTCGGTCTGCACAAATCCTGAATCAGGACGACCGTTGATGGGTGTCTTGAAGTGTACCGCTGTGCCTGATTTGCGTACCCACTCCTCGGGTTTGAATCCGTGGCTCTGTGCCCAGCGTGTGAGCTGTGCTACCATTTGTTCTTTGCTGACCTCAGCAGTGTCTACGGCAATGTCTAAGTCGCCCGACGTGTCTTTGATACCAGTCGATCCAAGAGTGTTGTTTTGTAGGTCAAGTCCAGGCACCAGTTCTTCCAACCAGGCCAGAGTAGACTTTACGTCAGTTTGATTGATACGCTGTGTCTCACTGCGACCATCCTCATCTTTGAATACGTTGCCACCTTCAAAAACATTCATCATATGCCTCGGAAACCGGCCATGAGCAACAAGGCATCGGCCACAGGATTACCAGTGGTGCCTACACGATTGTCACCGGTCATTTTTATTGATTCATTGGCAAACAATGGAAGACCTTTGATCACGGCTGCATCCATTCTTTGAGTTAATTGTTGCTGATAACTTCTGGCATCACCGGCAGATTGGGCGGATTGTGTGTTGGCCGAAGGTTTGGCGCCAGATTGTGTTTGAGTTCCGGGTGCCTGTGTTTGAGCTATGGCCGCCTGTTGTATCAATTTCAACCATAGTTCTTTTTCCTTTTGTGGTGACATGGTTGCAACCGCCGGTGTTGGTGCAACAGCGCTTGTTGGTGCAGTCTGTGATGGTTGAGAACTTTTGCCTTTTCCTTTTAGCAGATCGTCTTTGCCGGGTATTTGTCCCGGGCCCAAACTGGCGCCAGCAGTGGGAGTTGGTTTAGGTGCTGATTTAACACGATTGGATGTATCTTTATACTGTTGTAAATTTCCCAATGGCAGTCCCATGGTCACTTCTTCAAGATCGGATTTCATGCCCTCAATTCCACCTCGGGGCGGTCCATATGCCTGTTGCATTTTTTGCCCCTGGGCACTGCTGGCGACACTGGAAGGCATCACCCCGGGAGCGGCTTTGGCCGGAGCGGGCGTAGGAGGTGGTTTGGCAGTTGCTCCGGAACCACTAAGTTGTTTTACCAAGGCTTTGATTTGTGCCTGATTTATCACATTGGGCAGATACTGTCCACCCAGTAAATTTTTACTTACGAAAGCCAACAGAGCCTGTTCATACATGTCACCTTGTTTGGCATCTGGATTGGCTTTCAACAGATCTTTTTCATAGGCTTTCCAGGCGTCGTAGGTTTTGTCCGATAACATCTTTATCTGTTGTTGACGCACAGGATCTTTCATGGCCGCCGAAAAAGCACCGCCGCCGGTGAGTTTTTGTCCCAAGGCGCTGGCTCCTGCTCGAGCGCCGCCTACTATGCTGCCCAGGGCACTAGCAATGCCTTCATTTACTGGCAGTTTGGTCACTTCATGAATTTGCATCTGTGCGCCTCACTGTGCGGGTGAATTTTGCAGGATCACGCTGATTGATGGCGTTGAGCAGTTTGCGTTTCAAGTTTACGGCCTGTTCTTCTGAATAGGCCTCGTCAATCTGTTCCAGCAGGCGTATGGCACTGGCTATCACGTTGCTGGCGCGGTTTTCAATGACATGACGCTGATCGCGCTGGATGTACATGGCATCTAATTCTTCTAACAAACTACGTGTTTTCTTTTGCATTTTGGGCCAGGACCTTTTAGATATTTATTGCAAATCTGCCCAAACCAGATCTAATAAAGTTCGGTGGGTCTAACCGCTAATAGGTCCTGCGCCGCCCTTTGCCAAAAAGCCTGATCCAATGATTTTAAATTTGCAGTCATGTTGTCACGATTTTGACACAATCTCTCAAAGTGTAGGCTCTTTTGCTCACGTGCATAATCAAGATCAGTGAGTATATGCAAATTGTCTGCGAAAGCTCGGGTGCATCTTTCCAACAAAGATTCGCAGTATTGATAATCATGATTTATAACATCTGCAAAAATATCAAACCCTTTATCTGCCCAGATTTCTGCTTGTTTATAACCACCTATCCAGATTGGAAACGTCAATCCTTGCACAGCAAACAGAGTTTTTTCGGTATGCACTGCCCATTTGTGATAACCCACTGATTCTGAAATCAGGCTGACGGCCGATTGTGACACGATGGGTCCGATAAAGTCGTTCCAGTTTTCAACAGGGTTTCCGGTCTTGTCAACAAAGGCATGATTATAAACTTGTGATCCTGGGTTTTTTTTGAATTTTTTTGGAATGTTGAGAACCGGCCCAAGCATATGGTTTTTGAATTGTGATTGATTGGACACCAATGAGTCAGGAATTCTATCAAATTCCGAGATGAGTTGTGTAAGATCCATTTGACCACCCAGACCACTCCAAGTGTAATCAAAGCTGGTCAGATTAAACCACTCAACCAACTTTAACAAAAGATAGCGATTAATTTGTTTTTTGCTGATTAAAAAATTAAAACAGTGGAGGGTTGGTAGATTGTCAAATTTTTCAGCTGTAATGTCAAAAAATTTTGATGTGTGTATGAGATAAAATGGCCAATGATCTACTTTGAACCAATCAAAAAATCTAGCGTCATGTGCGGTAGAAATTGTAAGACCGGGTATCCCGTTGATGGCGTGAACCTGCATGAGGCAGTCTTGATCAATTATATCAAACCAAATTAAAATGTCAGAATCATCTAGTTTTGTATGCTGATCTAACATTTCAACTCCTGGAGCAAACTCGATAGATTTTACTGATACTCCAGAAACATGCAACGAGGACGTAGAATATATGGTCATTTTAGTTTGAAGCCTTTATCTTACCCAGCAGTTGTCGAAGTTTGGCACTTTGCACATCAGCCGAAATCTTAGCAGGCTGGTCAGAAGAGTCGCTATCTGTTTGATCGATGTCAATTGAAATTGCTTGCGTCATGCGACTTTGAGTCTTGATTGAGTTCAATATGCTAGGTTTTTGAAATGTGTTGACCGGGCCGGCCTCTTCGCCGGGATCAGTGATGCGCATGGTTTCGATATTGTAGTCCAGATCAATCTTTTGTCCTACACCTGTACTGCTTCGGCTCTTCATGCACTGGATCTGATACTTGCCACGTTCACGCATGGCTCTTGATGTAAAGATACCAAACACATTGTCTGCTGTGTTGATCTTTGATATGCCGCCCGAAATATGGCTGTGATCAAATTCAATTTCTTCCACAGCCGATCTATTCAACTGACTCGCTGTCACAAACAGCACATTGAGCTCTTTGGCCAAATTACGCAGTTCTTCACTTACATATTTGTCCTTGACAAACAAGTCATTGGGACTGACCTTGGCACTGACTGGCATCAGCAAGTCCAAATAGTCACACATGACAAAATCTACCTTTAATCCTGTCTGAACTTGCACTTCTTTGATATAACTGCGGATGTCATTGATGTTGCTCTGTGCTGGCAGAGCTTTGATACGATACTGTCCAGCTTTCTTGCTCACCAGCTTGACCTTGAGTTCAGTTTGATCTATGTCCCGGCGGATCTCCTTGGTGCTCATTCCTGCCAGCATAGCATCAGTTCTCAGCGCACACAGTTCTTCTGACAGTTCCAAACTGATATACACGCCACTCAAGCCCATCTGCAACCAACTCAGGGCTATGTTCATCATAACCAGTGATTTACCACTTCCGCTTCCGCCCGCAAAGATATTGAGCTCACCACGGCTGAATCCGCCATACAGGATCTTGTCCATCTGTGCCCAGCCTGTTGATACCTGTCCACCCGAATTAAAGTATTTGTTGATACGAGCCTTGGGATCCGCCCAGTAGTCTGTGCCCATGTCCTTGGTCAGACTGATCTGCACCGCATCCTTGATCAATTTTTCCACAGGATCATACTCGCCTTTTTCCAACAAGTCTGCTGACTTCAAGATAGCACGCTCTAGTTCTTGCCTGCGAGTAAAACTTTCAAACTCATCCATGAACCATTCAAAGTGTCCGTCATTCAAGTCAGGAATATGATTGAGTGCGACGCCCGTGCTGGCTCGGATCTGTTCGGCAGTGGGCAGAGTTTTGTGCTCATCGCTGTGTCGGGCGATAAACTCAGCCGCGGGTCTCAAACTTCTATCAAAGTTTTCTGGGTTGTAGATGTTCTGCACACGCACATAACTTTCTGCGTCCTGCAACATCATTTCTAAGAATAAGCGTTGGACTTCAAGTCCGTAGTCTTTTAACATGTTAAATTAAATTGCACCTTTGCATCTGTGGTAAAAGAGATTTTTCAAAAAAATATCGATTGCCAGCGGGCCCGTGATGTCCGTGCGGTTCATCCTCATCCGCTGGTTTATTGACTCCAATATTGATACCATGATATGTTTTTTCAAACAAAATACATCTAGGATGATTCAAACAATATGGTAACACAAAATTACTAGGACCCCAAACATTATTTTTATCAAAATCCTTGCTGAGATTCAATATCATGTAGTTGGCATTGACAGAATCCAACCACGTTGTGAGGAAAAATACTGTTCTTAGGGTCTGCGTTTCTAACCAAGATCTATCATAGTGCAATATCAACTGCTTGTCGGAACCATAGTTCTGTAGACAAACCAGTCCCCGATGACAAGCTAAATCAAAAGTCTCTTGGTGCCAGTTGTCGGTATTGATTTTATGACCCAAATATTCTGTGTCCTTGAAATTATCAAATACAGTTATACGTTCCAATGGTGGTATTCCTACCAGCACCAAATCATTGTTCCAATCAATTTCGTTTTGCATGCCAACCAGCAATTGACAGATCGAATCAAAACTGTTGACTGGTCTAGAGCAATTAATTGTGATTGGTATATTGGCAGTTTTGGCCAATAATCCCCAGAAACTGTCAGCTGGATCCACACAGTTACCAGGTGTGGTGTAACTATCTCCGAACACCCAAAGTTTATGATAATTTTTTGACAAGTTGTTTCTTTCTCAGTTCGATTTTGATTCGGCTGGTTTCTCGGGCCTGCAAGATAGTTATCAAGGTTGCCAATCTGCCCCAACGAATCACAGCGTCATTGACATCCTTGACATCTGCAGGCCAGTCAGGCATGCTCACACTCCAGCCCAATTCTACTGCACGGTCTACCAGTTTCATTCCTGCACTATCTTGGTCTGGCACTATGATTACTTCTTTATCCAGACTACGGATCAGGCGTGCCTGGGCATCGTTGATCTCGGCGTGTAGCACTGCTAGTCCACCAATACAGAGTGCGTCAAACACACCTTCAACCACTATCACATAACGCCAGTCCTCGCCCTGCAGATCTGTGCCAAAAACATAGCCGGGTTGTGTGTCATGGATATACTTAGGTTGACGATTGTCTAGCATACGGCAACTGTATCCTACCACGCGGTTGTCATAGGTAAACGGCACAATGACCTGTGGTCTTGTCCAATGCACTTTGTCATTCTCCAGCACTGTCATCACCGGATAGTCTTCGGGCACACCTCGGGCACGCAGATACTGCCAGTGCGTGTGATGCTGTGTTGTAACCAACTCTGCGGCCGGAGGCAGGTCACGTTCCTCAAACTCTATACCTTGCAAAGTATTGCTCAGGCGTTGACGATCTGTCAGCAGACCTTCCATGTTTTTGTGTTTGAGGCTTTCAAGATTGATGCGTTCTATTTCTTCTGGAGGCACACCCAACCATGACAGCAGTTTACGAGCCTTGAAGCCGAGATTGCGTCCCATGATAAAGCTGGCAGTGTAGCCACAGTTGAAACAGTGATAGCTCCAGCCTGCCGCTGACGTCTTGATACCACCGCGGTTGCGACGATCTCGGCTTTCGCCATTGTGCTCGCAACAGGGTGCATTGAAACTGGTCCAGCCTGATGCACTGGGTTTACGTCTTGCGGGCAGGTAAGAGATCACATCAATCATGCTACATTGTAACATGATTTTTGGAAAGAATCAACGATCAACGATACAGTAGATTTTCAACATAACCGGTGCTGATTATTACGGCAGCACCTTGGTTTTGGGGACTGACCGGGTATTGTGCGCCGCTGCCGCTGACCATGGCATTGGGCACTCGCCAATAACCGTTGCCACCATTGGTCACAATTATTTCAGATACCGCACCAGTGGCTGGATTCCAAACAGCTTCGGCCGTAGCACCGGCACCTGTGCCCACTATGTTGACTTTGGGAGGTGCTAGATAACCCGTTCCATTGTTACTCATGATGATACTGGTCACCACTCCATCATCGCACACTGCATAGGCCGAAGCCGGGCTAGGAGTAGGATAATTTGGCACCGCAAACAGACTGCTGTCAAAACAGGCACGGATGATAGGATACCAACCAATCACATTCCAGTATATGGTGCCGGTATGATTGAGATAGGTCACCGATTCGGTAACATTGTAAAATTTGCTTTGATAGTTTTCTGCTGCTTGGAATTTGATTGTGCCGGTATAGCCTACCAAGTCCATCTGCACTGTGGTCACTGAATTTCTGGGTTCGATAAAACTGCTGAAATACTGGGGATTCAAATAGCTGTTCCAGTAGCTACCGCCATTGGGATTGCCGGACCAGTAAGGACTAGCCGGCCAGTTTTCATAGCCCGAACCCTCCACACTAAACTGCGCTGAAAGTTTTGTGGTGGGAATAGTCAAGGGCGAGCTGGGCACATATTGAGGCAAAATGCTGTCAACGATGTTGACCGGAGCACGGGCACCGGCCTGTGCATCCACAAACACAGCTTCTGTGAGATTGCCACTGCTTCGTTGGATGCTGTATGTGGCTGGCTGGGCTAGAACTTCCAACAGTTCTGTGCTGTTGAGTGTGACTTTGGCTCTGCCAGAGGGTGCATTGAGTGTAACCATTTCTTTTTCTAACAACAGACGGTCACCTTCGGTGCTGATCACGCGAAATAGAAACGTGCTACCTGTGATGTTGACAGGTTTTTCTTGCTGGTTGATAAACTCAAACAACAACACGTTATCAACACCTTTGTTTATGGTCAGAACTTTGGCGTACACTGGATCATACCTATAGATAAAAGTTTCGCCCGCACCTGAATCCATGAGCAAAACTCGCGTGATCTGCTGATAGATATAGACTTGGGTGGAATACATACACAGTATTTAGCGTTTTGCATCTTGGCGGACCAACCGTTTGGTAAATATCCTTAACTTATGAGCAACGATTTTTTCAACAAGTTGGCCGAAAAATACCCTTTTATAACTTTGTGTGTGTATTCTGCCACCGAGTATGTGGGTATCATCCAAAATCAAGATGAAACTATAACCACCATATATGATTACGGAGCCATTCCAGACCTAGAGACCAAGCAAAAGTTTCTGGAACTGGCCAACGTTTGGTGGTGGGAGAGCAACCGCAGCGTGCCCATAAACATCTTTCTCAAGAAAGATTGGGACTTGTTTAGACCATATTTGCGCACATTTACCAACAAAGATTTAGAAATCTTGCACGGTCCGGTATGCAGTATTTCAGAAATGAGCAAGAAAAAATCCAAACGCAAATCTATCACTTTGGTAAGAAAAGTCCTATAAATGCATCAGATAAAAAATCTGGTTGTCAATGGATGTTCTTTCACCGACGACCGCGAATGCAAAACGTGGGCCTCGGAAGTTGCCAATAGCTACCCAGACCTAAATTACTTTAACCTGGCTTCTGGAGCTGCTGGCAACAATTATATACTTGATAGCACCATAAATTTTTTAGAACAACAAAGATTAGATCCCAACAACACCCTGGTTTTAATCATGTGGTCTGGTATTGGAAGGAAAGATATGCAGATTTCAGGAGAATGGTGGTATCATTTGACCAAGGACTATCCAGTCGGGCGCAAATTAAATGACTGTTATTATATTTTTAGCGGCGGTATGAGCAATAGCTGGCGAGATAACCTTACAACAAGAAAAATTTTTGATTGGTATTATAAATTGTCAGATCCAGAAACTCTGTGTCAAGAAAGCCTTATGAACTTTTTGCATTTAGAGAACTATTTACAAGTTCGCAATTACAACTATCGTTTAACTAACTATGTCAACTGCTGGAACCGCGGCAATCAATCAAACTCCAATGGCGGAGATTATTCTATCGCATATTTTTCTGCCAAGAACCCAGTGTATCAAAACATGGATTTTACAAATTGGTTTTTTGTCAACGATCAAAAAGAATGCTTGTCAGAATTTGCCACCAACATGGGCCAACTGGATGAAACCGGGCATCCAACAGAATTGGCACATAAAAAATTTGCCCAACAAGTTGTCAATCCTGTATTAAAAAAACTTTTCTAAGAATTCAATAGATTCATATGTAATGCTACTAGCGCCGCATAACCAATGGCATGAGCATGTTTAAAAACAAATCCTTTACTGTCGTCACCATCCCAGACAGATTCAAATACCTCTGCCCAGGGCTTGTTTTGTAGATGCGCTTTACCTGGACGAATAATACTAATAAATGCTGCCATCCTAGGAATCGAGTCAGGTTTCATTGTGGCCAATAGATCTGTGTAATTACCCACGTGAACTAATTGTTGAGCCCAGACTGGATCGGTCCACAATCTGATCCAGGGTGGTTCTTGGGCCATCATGTGGTCATAATGTTTCTGATCACGGATCAGCTGATACACCGACATATTCAGCAAGTCGATCTTGAAATAGCCTAGTTGTTCAGCAGTTTCGTAGTCAATGGCCGCACAGCCGTTGACAGGGTCTCTTGGAATGTCTGTGACATATACTCCCGAGTTGTGACGGCGTGCCTGTGAGTTTGAGTTTTGCCGGGCCGGTGTAGTCCGGATCAAGCGTAGGAGTTGATCTCTGTCAGCCAGGTCAATGTCGATGTCTGCGGCCATGTCTCTATTGTAACTGAAAATACATAGTTTGTCAATGACGAATGTATGCTTGGAGAACTTGATCGAATTTAACTATGGCTTGATAATCCGATTTGCATGTTAAAAAATTAATTTTATTTGCTTTTGCCATGTCATGAGCCAGTGAACTATCAAAAACTTTTGGGTTGTTTAAAAACCATGTCAAGCATTTTACCATGCCCTGATAACGGATCGCATGATCAGTTTCGCTGTCGAATCGTTGTAGATCGGTCGGTAACAAGTTCCAGGCAGTGTGGAAACCAATTTCGTTGTATAAATTGTTGACATTGGCACCGGCTATTGGAAAAGGCAATGATCCTGCGTAGAAACATTTGAGTGCCTTTTCTGTGATGTTGAGTTCATTGTTTTGCCAACCGGACTCAGGAAACACAACACAATGTGTTTCAAAATACAATGGCATGATAAAATAGCCAGGTGGTATGGAACCAAAACGGTTGTTGATTCCAATTTCTGGATTGTTATCGTGATAATAATCGCTGTGTTCATTCCATACTGTGTTATACAAACTGTTGACGTAAGTTTTAAATACCGTGTCCGACGGAGATTCCCATTGGGAATCAGAAACTTCCACTATCTGTTTGCCCAACGAACTTTTGATAGGAATGTTTACACCAGCTTGTGACAACAAATCAATAAAATACTGTCTGTTCGCTCGTGGTTGTCCATTGATGAATTCAAGAACCTTTTGCCTGGGCAGTTGATCCAAAATTTTGTTGTCGAAAAACTGTGGATAACAATGGCGAGTCCAATAATCTCTGGAGTTTTGAATATCGTGTGGAAACCATATGGTTTTTTCAAACATCTCATGATCGGGCATCAGATAACTGTTGCAAATCATATATGCATAATGATTTTCAGACAGGATTTTTTTAACCACAGGAGAGCACACACTTATCGGTTCTCCTCCATTGCAGAACAAAATCAAATCGTAGTGTGAAATGACCTTGTCATCTAATTGATCTGCCTGATCAATTGTCAGTAAAAGAATAGATAAATCAACATCCTTGGCTTTGACGATTTGCTGGGTTTCTTGATATTGAATATGGCAAACATAGTTGTTTGCACTGTGTTTGTGTTGTTGGTAGGCGTGCCAGGCATCCAGTATCTGATGCCCTATTCCTTCCGACAGCTTAGTCAATAGTATATTCATAGTCCAGTTCTTGGGCCAAATATGCTGCCCAGGTTTGTTTGATAATTATTCTTTGCGACGACTACAACCAGTTGTGAGCATTTTTTTGTAATCTACCAGCCTGCTTTCTGTAGCATTTCTTTCACATACTCCTGATCGGCCACGTAGTCTGAGAACCTTTTCATCCATATGTCTGAATCAATGTAAGGCCAGACCATGGCAATCTGTGTATTGTCTAACTCTCTCAAAAACTTCTGACCGCTTTCGCAATTATACACTATCCAAGGACTGATTCTGCCAGCTGTGATAGCATATACCGCGGCATTGGTATTGCCATACCGAAGACAGTCTTCGGCAGGATGTCCAGATTCTTCACTCCAAGCGATGCCATATTCCATGGCTCGTGCCAATGCATCATTGACATTTTCCACCCGCAAGTAGTCTATTAGGAATTCGGTGTATACAGTGTCTCGACACCAGTGATCAATCTTTTTGTTTTGTTTCAATACCCATTCTACAAATCTTGCAGTATTTACAGCACGAATGTCCACACAGTAACGACCAAATTTTACAAAAGCACGATAGTAAGGACTTTCACAAAAGTCATCATGGGTTTTTAACCGGGCGCTACCTTGTGTGAGTTCATAAAACTTCAAGTAGGCCTGGAATCCCAGACGCACACCTGCTTCATCTCTCTCCTGTCTACGACGTCGAGGTTCGCAAGAATGCACAGCAAGACTGGCTTCTCTCACAAAGTCTTTATGGCAATATTGGCAATTATATTTCATTGCTCACAATGTAATCGTACACTTGATCTGCAATTTTTTCATGTGCGTCGATACTTGGGTGTAAATTGTCTGCGGACACACAATTATCGGTAATTTTACAATACTCAATCATACTTTTTCCTGGTATCAAACGTACATGACAACTATCAAACTTGTCTATTACCTTTTGTAGCCGTGTTTGACTGAAATCGTTCATGGTTAAAAAATAAAATTTTATTTTTTGATTGACTAAAAAATTAAACAAAAACTCCACAGTGTTTGATGTAAAGTGTTCAATTTGATCAAATCCAATATTTTTTTCAAGTTGGACCATAATCTTTTTATTTCTACCAAGATAAGAATACGGAATTAAAGATTGATTCCATGGAATATTTACATGGTCGCAATCTACATGATCATAGGAACAAGGCAAATCAAGTCTCCAAGGTTCTGATAAATTGACAACTATTAGAGTTTCATTTGGCTTATAGAGAAATTGATTTACACAGTCTAATAGGCTATTTGCCACTAAAATATTACCGTGGCTACTGGCAGCGGTGTTTACCAAACTATTTACGTTTAATCGTTTTGCCAAATGTCCAGCCCAAGATCTGGGTTGGGCTGGGTTGCCGTCGCCGGTATCAATAAAACTACACCCACCTGCCGAATCGACTGTTGGTGGACATCCGCCAATCCCGTCCTGTGTAAAACTGCATCCACTTACCAACAAATTTTTAAATCTCATTGTCCTAGCTTTTTAAGATATGCATCTATGTCTTTTTTATCGTTGATCCGACTCATCAATTCTACTTCATCATCTTTCAAGTGTGGATACAGTTCGGCCAATTGTTTTTTGATGCCGCTGGCGCCAGCTTCTCGTTTCTTTGGGGCTATCCAGGGATGACGTTGTGTGCCCAGGCCTGGACTCACTGTGGTAGCACACAACCATTGCAGTTGAGGATGGCGATTGATGTCAAAAAATCTTTTGTTTAATCTCTCGTTGGTGGCAATTACATAAAACTCTTGTAGTTCTCGTGAACCTTGCACTGCGCTGCCCCAACGTATCATGAGATAGTTACTGAACTTTTTACGTTCTTCATCAGTGAGTTCGTCATAAAACTCTCGATTTTTGCGATCAAACTGCATCATTTCATTTTGTATACTGAGCTTGTCCACTACCAGGCCTGATTATAGTTGACCACTTCACAGTTCCTGCTGATGTCCTTGACAAAATACACACAGTCGGGCTTGGCACCTTCACCAACAGGCACACACAGCATCTGACCATTTTTCAATTTGGGCGCATACCAAGTGACCTCTTGATACACATCGATGATTTCTACATCCAGGAAACTGGGTCTAAAACTCGTGAGTGGATTGAACTGGAATGCCTTGAATCCACGATCGTTGATGGCTGTCAAAGGTAGGACTTCTAGATCTCCCAGATCGGGTTCTCCAATCAGGATCTGCCAGTCCACTGGCATCCTGACTCGGTGGTCTCCTATGCGTAATACCAGGGCCGGCGCCGTGAAGCTCTCCAGGAAGATCAAGGGTATGTAGTGATAATCAGGATCCTTGGGATCGCTGTTATCAAATATAGCAAAACGCATGTCGTCCACTTCTTCAGGTAGATGATCTAGTTCAAATGGCTCGTTGTCCAGTGTTAGTATTCTCATAAGTTGATTATAACATATTTTGTGGCAAGTGCAACCTTTATTTCCATTCCAGTTTTTCTTG